AACGGGTGTAGTTGTTTCGGGTGTTTCCGGTATTTCCGGACGTTCGGGGCACGGCGGTCCTTCGTCCGTGCGATCCTGCGGCCGCTTTTTTTACCGGTCGGACAAATTTAAGTAAAATTATTTACCCGTACAAACCGAAACCTGTAAAAACTTTTCAATGACCGGCGGCTTCGGCTTCGGAAGTGCAAAAACGGGGCGGAAACGGTTTTTTCGGCGGAATCGGGGATTCAAAGCCCTGTCGGAGCGTGTTTTGCAGAGAACGGGTCTTTTGTTTCGAAAGAAAAGGCCCGATTCGTCCGAAAAACATTTTCGGAATGATCCGGTTTTATTTCGTTTATTCTCAATCGCTTAGTTTCCCGGAGCCCCGAAATCCCCCCCCCTCGCGGGAATCTTAACAAAAAATAATTATCAAAAATGTTTTGTATAATAATTTTATTGCTATATTTGCTTTTGAAATAGTAAATACTTTTAACCGAAACCGAATGAAAGAACCCTGGAATGACACCTGTATTTTCCCGGATGGACCCTTTCGGCCGTTCGGTCCTCCGTGCGGATATTACTATCGTATAAACCTATAATTATCAACCACCTAAAAAACTGCGCCTATGATTGAATGAAACGGATCGGACCTAAATGTGACACTTCTCTGAAATTCTAAATTCCGCAAATCCTTATGGGATAAAATCGAACTTGTACGGAACCGCCGGTACGGAACGACGTGCCGCACGGGCTGCACAAACTTTTATTAAGTAATAAATGAGGAAATATGACAAGGATTATACAAAAGTATCTTTGTAAGACGATGTTCCGGTCATTCGTGCTGTTGTTGGGGCTGATGTCCGTCACGGAATTGAGCGCGAATCCCGACCTTTCCGCGCTGGAAAGCGGCATGGACGCACCGACTATGGGGGTAAAAACGAAATGTGACAAACCAGAGGAGAGCAACAAACCCGTAAATACCGTGTAACACCGACAGATAAGCACAAGACCGTCCCGGACAGCCGCTCGATCGAAATGCGACTTTAGTGATACTTTCGTGTTACTTTGACATGCCTTTAAACGGTCCGTTTGAGCGGAAAATATTACACGCCCCGAAATAAGCTATCAAAACAGCTCAAATTCCGGCGATGATATCCTCGATACCGTATGGAAAAACCCCGCCATACATCGGTAAAATGATGATTATGGTGGGGTTTTATTATGTTGTTACTCCCGCAACGAGTATGCTTCAAGAATTGTTCAAGATACCGTTCAATCGTCCGAAAATCATCTTCAGAGAGCCGATTTTCTGACTCCAGCAATATGGCCCATTTCGAGTTTAAATGTTCATTAAGATGTTCACTAAGATGTTCAATTAATCACGTCCGTAAAAACGAAAAAGATATATTAGATGTTCGTTTAGATGTTCAATTACAACATATATTTATTTGTATTAGTGTGTGCATAATGGTCGTATTTATGTAAAAATAGCATGTAAATAGCGGTTTTATGGAGGGATAATGCTCATTGCATTATTTCAACTTAAATATGCAATACGTTGTATATTAGCATTTTGTTGCATGTTTACACAGAGAAACCATGCAAATTATGTGTGCGAAAGAATTATCATGTGCTTCAATATTTGGGGACTACGCACATGCTATTTATTCGTTTGCAGCGGCAGAGATGGCATCCTCGGCATCCATAGAAGGGGCCTTTTTTGCTGTTCTGATTTCAGCTTTGAGGGATTCCGATTCCGCTTTTATCAATTCATTTTCAGCTTCGAGACGTCCTATTTGTTTTGCAAGGTCTTTGATTTCAGCATCTTTTTCCCGAAGATAAGTCAATAATTGCGCCACCGTCTCTTTGTCCGACAACTTCGTATTGTCAAACTCATCGAGACGCAGCATATCTCCTTGCCCCGTAATAAGCCACATAAGATTGACCTCTGGAATTATAGACAATATATTCCCTATTGCAGTAGAATTAAGAGGTGTGTCTTTGGCTTTTCCCGTGAAATTAGAGTATGACATACCAATTTTTTCACAAAACTTTTTCTTTCCAAGTCCTGATTTTTCAGCAAGTTGTAATATTCTGTCTTTAATACTACCGAATTTATTTGTCATTTCGCTTGCTAATTAGGGAATATATTTGTTATATTTGCAATGCAGTTTCCAATGTGTAACTGGCGGACAAATATAGCAAAAAAGCAAGTTATGGCAAAAATCATTCTTGAGTACGGAGAGCGCAAGGTGCTCGGCGAGATCTTCAATGTGAGCCAGCTCACCATCCGTAGAGCGTTATCATGCAAGACGAATACAGACCTCGCGAAAAAGATTCGCAAGGTCGCCCTCGACCGGGGCGGTGTCTTAAAACCGAACCAAAATTCTACTCAGCAATGAACAATAGGTGGATCATTCGCGAAAACTACGTCGGGGCTGCGATATTCGGGCTATTGGCGTTTGGAGGCGCTCTTGGCATGTGTGCCGGGAATACAATTCACTTGCTTACCACTGTAATCAGCGGTTCGGTAAGCTGGGTTCTGTGGCGGGAAGCAAAACAGTTGGAAAATCAGGGATGACAATCGGCTCCCTAATTTTTCCGTAAAACACAAAAGTATTATCCGGAGCGATACCAACACAGGAGCGGTAAAAAAGTAAAACGATGCAACGATTTGGTCATACGATAGTAGTTACAGTAGAGGATCTGACACGTAGCGATGATGGGGAATCGGTAATGACCATGAATAATTATCGGAATCTTGTACGTCGTAAACAACTCAATATCCTTCGCCCCGGTAAAGGACTGGGTTGTTGCGCTCTGATCGAATACCCATCATTGCCGGAACGCTTCCGGCATAAGTTCGAAGCCAAATACGGCGATCCGGAAGAATTGCTAAGCAACAACAAACCGATGATTACGATCAATGCTACGGCCCGCCGATTCTTTGCGGGCTTGGAAGAAGGTTCCTTCCGATTGCCGAACGGAGAGCGGCTTCCGGCCGAAAAGATCGAGGAGTATACGCTGAACGCGTCGGTTCTCGATGTTTTGGTGGAAAAGGTTCAGGAACAGCGGATCGGCCGGAACCGTCTTAAAAACTCGACCCGGATTATTTGGGAGAATATCCTCGCCACGGCCGAACAGATGCGCAATGACTTTCACCACACGCTTCCGGAGAATGCCGCGCGTTTGAAGGATAAATTGAGAACCTATGAGCGTGAAGGTTTTGCAAGTCTCGTATCGAAAAAATTCTGCAATGCGAACAAATCCAAAATTACCCCAGAAGGAGGGCGTTTGCTGATCGCACTGCGTCGCAGTCGCATACCGGTCTATACGCTTCGCCAGATATTCGAGGAGTACAATCGTCGGGCCGAGCAAAAAGGATGGAAAACACTCGAGTCGATGAATTCCGTCACGGCCTACCTGGATCGTCCGGATATTGCACCGAAATGGTGGGCGGCAGTCTATGGAGAACTGGCTGCACGCCAGAAGTTCGACCGCAAGCAGCAAACGGTGATGCCGGCTCTTCGCGATGCCTTGTGGTATGGCGACGGTACGAAGCTGAACCTTTATTATAAAGGACGGGACAAGAGCGGGCGTTTGGTCAAGAAAACGGCAATGGTCTACGAGGTGATCGACGCCTACAGCGAAATGCTGTTGGGTTATTGCATCGGGGAGGTCGAGAATGCCGAGATGCAGCGCAGAGCGTTCCGTATGGCAGTCGAGACGGCCGGACATAAACCGTTCGAGATTGTTACGGACAATCAGGGAGGGCAGAAAACGGACAAATCGAAGGAGTTCATGTCCCGAATCTGTCGAATCAGCCGCAATACGGCACCACATACGCCGCAGGCCAAGACGATCGAATCGCTTTTCGGCCGATTCCAGCGCGAAGTGCTGCATGCCGACTGGCGATTCTCAGGACAAAATATCACGGCTACGAGTCGCGATTCGCACCCTAATCTCGAATTTGTCGAAGCCAATGCGGACGGGCTGTACACCTTCGAGGAATTATGCAGGGCGTATGCCGATTATCGGGAGCGTTGGAACGATATGCGTCATCCGGATTCGAAAATGAGCCGTCGGGAGATGTATCTCCGCTCGGAGAATCCCGAGGCTCCGGCATTATCCCGATACGACTATATGGAAATGTTCTGGCGCGAGACAGAACGTCCGAGCGAATTCACGTCGTCAGGTATTACCATTCAGGTCGAAGGACAACGTTACACTTACGAAGTCTTCGACGCGGCAGGACTCCCGGATATGGAGTTCCGGCGCAAGAATACGACCCGCAAATTCTTTGTCCGCTACGATCCGGACGATATGACGCAGGTATGGCTCTGCACAAAACCGGCAGTAGGCGGCCTTCGGATGGTCGTCCCAGCAGGACCGTACGCAACCGTACACCGGGCCATTCAAGAGCAGTCCTCCGAAGAACAGATATTTCTGCGGGCGATGCTCGAAGCGAACAAACAAGAGCGCATCCTACGTCAGATGGAAGGATACAGGCTCGAACTGGAACACGGCGTTGCCCCGGAACAACACGGACTGCGTACACCACGCCTGCAAGGCCTATCGCGCCGGGATCAGGAACGTCTCTACGACACACGTGCGGTCCATACGCTGACTCCTACCGGTACGGAAGCGGCGGAAAGCTGTGAACCGATTTCCATCGGTCAGACCGAGAAACAGATCAGCAATATGACTTTCGATGAAGCATCATTTTATAACCGATTCTGATATGAAACTTACGAACGAACAGAAAAACGAAATTCGCGAGCTGCTCCAAAATTATGTCGGCCGCTACCCGAGCCAAAACAAAGCAGCAAACTCCCTGATCGGGATCTCGGCCGGCACGGTATCAACGATTCTCAATGGCCGGTACGAGTCAATCAGTGACGAGATGTTTGTGAAGCTGCGGGCGCAGATCTCCGGACAGCGGGCCGAAGGATGGCAGCTCTGCAGGACGAGGATGTATCAGGAACTCTCCGAACTGTTTTCCGACGCACAGCAATTCCAGAATGTTGCATGGGCCATCGCTCCGGCAGGTTCGGGGAAAACGACAACGGCACGCGACTACGCATCGCAACACGAAAACGTTTTCGTGATCCCCTGTTCGGAGGACATGCACCGTATCGACTTCATCCGAGAAATGTCCCGAGCCTTGGGCATCGGCATTTCGGACCGGAGCATGCACGAACTGCTCGAACGGATTACACGGCATCTGCTGACGCTTGAAGCTCCGCTGCTCATATTCGACGAAGGGGACAAACTCTCCGATTCGGTTTTCTACTATTTCATTACGATCTACAACCGGCTGGAGAATTTCTGCGGCATCGTGTTCATCTCTACGCACTATATCAAACGACGCATGGAGATAGGACTTTCATACAACAAGAAGGGCTACGACGAAATCCATTCGCGCATCTGCCGCAAATTTATCGAACTGACGCCGACTTCATCCTATGAAGTCGCCGCAATCGCCCGTGCAAATGGTCTGACGGACGATCGGACGGTTAAAACGGTCGTCAAAGATGCTGCCGGATGCGAGTTCGACCTTCGGCGTGTACGCCGGGAGATTCACAAACAGAAAAGACTGGCGGCTATCGCAGTAAAATAATCACTTCGAATCCTGTTCAAACCCATTTATCATGGCTAAATCTCTTTCTGTAACCCAGGCTCTCACGATTCGTCGCCATACGATTCGACCCGATGGCGGATGGGGAGACTGCGTCGGTGAGATAGACCGCACGGGCGTCGTATTCTTTTGGGGAAAATCCGGAAACGGCAAAACCTCTGCCGTCATGTCTTTCGGCAAGGCCTTGACGCCCTTCGGACGTGTGCTCTACGATTCGCTCGAAGAAGGCCTTTCCGTATCGTTTCTCAATACTCTGCGGCGTCATGCAATGCAGGATTGCGGACGACGGTTCCAGGTAGTAGCCGGAGAATCCATGGAAGAACTCGACGAACGGCTGTCGAAGCGCAAGTCTCCGGACTTCGTCATCATTGATTCATTCCAATATACACAACTCGACTACCGTCAGTACATCGCATTCAAGGAACGGCATCCGGACAAGATGCTCGTCTTCGTGAGCCATGCCGACGGAAAACAACCGGCGGGCCGGGCCGCCCGATCGGTAATGTACGATGCCGGACTGAAAATTTGGGTAGAGGGGTATAAGGCATTCAGTAACGGTCGTTTCTTCGGTCCGACTGGAGAGTATACTATCTGGCGCGAGAAGGCAGATGAATATTGGGGGACACCGCAAAGTCAGAAACCATTTTCAAAAATCGAAAAGTGATGAAACTATACATCAGTGGCCGCATATCGGGACGTCCCGCCAAGCTGGCGCAGGTGGAATTCGGTGAAGCGGAGGCCAAAATCCGCAAATTCGGACTTATTCCGGTCAATCCGATGAACAACGGGTTGCCAGCCGACACGGAATGGGAGGATCAGATGGGGCAGGATATCGCCATGCTGCTCCGGTGCGATGCGATCTATATGCTCCCCGGATGGCAGCAGAGCGAGGGTGCTACCCTCGAATATCTGATTGCCAGACAACGACGGATGCGGATATTCCTGGCCGAGACATTCGAGGCCCATGCAGGAATAGAAGATCTCACAAAACAATAGTCCCATGAAACGCAAACCGACCAGTTACGCCCGGTTTTACGCTCTTCTGAACCGAATGCCGGGAGATCGGAGCCAGATCAAGGAAACTCTTGTCGCACGGTTTACAGAAGGCCGGACGACCTCTCTACGCGATATGCGGACAGCGGAATACGAGGCTATGTGCCGAACGATCGAAGCGGAACTCGAACATCCCGGGATGAGCAGCGAAGAATTCCACCGTGAACGGAAGCGTTTGAGGTCTGCCGTATTGCACCGGATGCAGCGGCTTGGAATCGACACATCGGACTGGGACATTGTTGACACATTCTGTTTGAGCAATCGCATTGCAGGAAAAGAATTCGCCCGTCTTTCGCTCTCAGAATTGGAATTGATGATTCCTAAACTCGAAGCTATGGGCCGTAAAGGGTACTCACGTCCCAGAAAAGCAATGATCCCGATAATTATTCGCACAGATCAGATACCAAGTTAACCAAGAGGATGACCTGAAGTGCCGTAATCGAAGATCGAATTTTAAGAGAATGGACAAATTCGGAAATATTACACTGTACAACGATGATTGTATGAATCTCCTGCGAGAGTTTCCAGACCGATCATTCGATTTGGCGATTGTCGATCCGCCCTATTTCGATGGTCCTGAGAAATTGGGTTATTACGGAACTTCTAAATCGTCGATAGGAGTAAAACGACCGGCCTACGAGGCAAAACATTGGACGGTTCCCGACAAAGACTATTTCATGGAATTGCAGCGTGTATCGAAAAACCAGATCATTTGGGGATGCAATTATTTCTGTTATCCTTTCGGCCCCGGCCGCATCGTATGGGATAAAGTCAATGGGAAGAGCTCTTTTTCGGATTGCGAAATAGCCTACTGCAGTTTGATTGATACGGTTCGCCTGTTTGCATTCATGTGGAACGGAATGTGTCAAGGAAAATCTATCTCCGAAGGGCGCATCCAGCAAGGAAATAAAATGCTGAATGAGCGTCGTATCCATCCCACCCAGAAGCCCGTAGCGCTCTATAAATGGCTGCTGTCGAACTATGCCGAACCGGGCGACAAGATTCTCGATACGCATCTGGGCAGCGGTTCGATATGTATAGCCTGCGACGATCTCGGATTCGAAATGGCGGGCATAGAACTCGACAAAGATTATTACGAGGGCGCCAAACGGAGGCTTCAATGGCATCAGGCACAACATAAGCTATTTTGACGATGACCCACGCATCCCTTTTCAGCGGCATCGGCGGCTTCGATCTGGCGGCCGAGTGGGCGGGTTGGACGAACGCCTTCAACTGCGAAATAGATCCGTTTTGCCGCAAAGTACTGAAATATCATTTCCCCGATGCAGAACAATATGAAGACATTAAAAAATCAGATTTCAGCAAGTGGAGAGACCGTATCGACGTGCTTACCGGAGGGTTCCCCTGTCAACCGTTCTCGCTCGCAGGAAAACGCAAAGGAACAGAGGACGGCCGCTACCTGTGGCCCGCGATGCTCGGTGTCATTCGGACTGTTCGCCCGCGATGGGTCGTTGGAGAAAACGTTTACGGCATTGTTAATTGGTCGGAAGGGATGGTCTTCGACACGGTGTGTTCTGACCTGGAGGCGGCAGGATACGAGGTGCAGCCGTACATTATACCAGCTTGCGGTGTCGGCGCTCCCCACCGACGGGACAGATGCTGGTTTGTTGCCCACCGTGCAGACACAGGGATTAAAACGATGCGAGAAGGGCAAGACGGTCTTTATGCCGGTGAATTTGTTGCCCACGCCGACGGCCAACGATGCTGCCAATTCGACAATGCCGCCCTCGCAAATCAACAGAGACAGCCTTGCCGGAACTATTATGCGGGGGACGCTTCCGACGCCAAAGGCAAACGATTACCGGAGCGGAATGGCCAATCGGGTAGGGGACGAATCATACTCAACAGCTCAACGATACGATAGCATACCGGGTTGGGAAAACTTCCCTGCTCAATCCCCTATTCGTGGAAGAAATGATGGGTTTTCCGGTGGATTGGCTGGTCTCTCCTTTCCTGCGTGGTGCAGAGAATCGATCAAAGCCTGCGGAAACGCCATAGTCCCGCAGGTGGCATTGCAGATATTCAAGACGATCGAAGAATACGAGAAACAATGAGAATAGGATTGGTAGACATAGACGGGCACAACCTCCCGAACCTTGCGCTGATGAAACTGTCGGCATGGCATAAATCACAAGGTGATTCGGTAGAGTTCGCCAATCTGATGTTTGGCTGCTACGATCGTGTGTACATGTCGAAAGTCTTTACCTTCACGCCGGACTGTTCGGATATATATCATTGCGAGGTGATTCGGGGAGGTACGGGATTCCGGGATTATACAACGACACTACCCGAGGAGGTAGAGCATATTTGCCCTGACTATTCGCTCTACGGAGTAGAGGAAGCATACGGGTTTCTTACCCGAGGCTGCCCAAACCGCTGTCCGTGGTGCATAGTTCCGCACAAGGAAGGAAGCATCCGCCCGGCATCCCCGATACGGGAGTTCATCGGCAATAAACGCCGGGCTGTTTTGCTCGACAACAATGTGCTGGCTTCGGGCTTCGGACTGGAACAGATCGAAGAGATTGTTCGGATGGGTATTTCGGTTGATTTCAACCAGGGGCTTGATGCCCGGAGGGCGTGCGATGATCCCTACATCCTCGACCTGCTGGCGCGGGTGAAATGGATAAATCATATCCGATTTGCTTGTGACAGGATGTCGCAGTTGGAATCGGTGGTAAAGTGTGTGGAGGAATTGGGGCATAGAGGTGTTAAGCTTTATAAAATCTTTGTTTACTGTTTGATTCAAGATGTAGGCGACGCATTGGAACGTATCAACGCCTTGCGGAAATTAGGTGTAATTCCGTTCGCGCAACCATACAGGGATTTCGACAATAATATCGAACCGACAAAAGAGCAGAAGCGATTGGCCCGATGGTGCAATCATAAGGCAATTTTCAAGAGTGTAGAATTTAAAAACTATAAGGGATGAAAGAGCAAGTTACAAGCATCGAGCAGTCGAAGCGATTGATCGAACTGGGCGTGCCGGCGGAGAAGGCCAGCATGGTGTGGGATCCAAATTATAGATTTGATTCTGAAACCAGACAATTCATACATACAGGCGTTTATGATCTTTGCATGAAGCATAAAGCTTATACTATAATCAAGGAAGAGCTAATCCCCGCCTTCACGGTAGCGGACCTGATCGCCATATTACCGACTGTTTGCGGAGGTTTTCAGATTGGATTAGATCGAGTGATAAAAGATAACACCCATATTTTTTATGAAGATTATGCGGATTCATCGCATATAATCTTTTTCATGGAAAATTCACTCGTCGAATCTTGTGTGAAGGCGATAAGAATGGGTTATTTACAACAATTACAATCTGAACATATAAAACATAACAAGGGAATGAGAACAATTGAATTCCGAGGCAGGGGCTTCGACAGTATTAAATGGGAGTATGGCGACCTGTTGCAGTACGATGATGGGGATGTTTGTATTGGAGTGCACAGTAAAAAATTACCCAGAGACAGATTTAATGCAGGCTTATATCGCCATATCGTGTCGGTCGATGAAGATACCGTCGGCCAGTTCACGGGGCTGAAAGACAAGAACGGCAAGGATGTTTATGAAGGGGATATATTCAAAGATAGTAGCGGAGTTTTGCGGTCTGTCTTCCGAGTTCCCGGCGGCCTTGCTTTTGAGGATAATCCTGTGGCGTTCGGCTATGACCATAGGTCCCCGTTATATCCATATTCGCCCTTGGCTGAGAGCCAAAACGAGGCATGGATTTCTCAATGTTGCGAAGTGATTGGTAACATACACGATAACCCGGAACTGCTGAAAGGAGGTGAGCAATGAAAAGCGAAAGAGCAAAACAGTATTTGTTGAAAGTCGTAGCGCCGATAGCGCCAATGTATCCCGGTTATCCGGAAGAATGCGACTTGAAACTGATAGAGGCTAAACGGGCTGTCGAGTTAGCCGAGCAGGAGACCGAGGAACGGATGCGGACAAAAGCACATAAGATTATCAAGGAAATGATGGAAGGCGTTTTTCAAGGCAATATGCCCCAAAATATAGCCGACGAATTTAGCCAAAAACTGAACGAGGAATGAAAACTATACACATAAAAGAGATAGGATTTCTTCTTCACCACGGACTAATCGACATCGGTAGAAGCTATGAGTTGGACATTTGGGCAATTGGATTGCGCTGGGTTTGTCCATTTTTAAATTCATGGTCCTTTCGTATTTGGTCCGGAAGGCAAAAGCCTGCAAAGGGACTTATTGCTATCTGTATTGTACTATCGCCCGGTTTTATGTTCTTTCATTGGGCGATCATCGTCCCTATTTACGCGACAATCTTTGTAATATGTTTTATAGTGGCGTTTTTGGGAATGTCTTTAGGATATATGTTTTCTTGGATAGGGAATAAACTTAAAAAAATAGGGGAAATATGAAAAAGATAATGTTCAACGACCGCTACGGCTTGACGCAAGCGGTGATCGAAGGCCGAAAGACTATGACGAGGCGGATGATCTCGGGAGGCACGTTACTGCCGGAAGACCGTATCGAAGAGGCCAGCATCTGTCCTGACGGCTTTGTCAGCATTATCGCCAATGGCGGCGAGAGCCTTATAGAGGTAGAATACAGATACAAGGTCGGCGAGATCGTGGCCGTGGCGCAGAATTACAGGAGTTGTGGCAATTACCACGTTCCAAAGGAACATCCGGGATGGAGCAATAAATTATTTGTAAACCCGGCACTTATGCCGTATCAAATCCGCATCACCGGAATCAAGTGCGAGCGGTTGCAAGATATTTCGGAGGCCGATTGCCTGAAGGAGGGGATTTTCGTTAACGAGTATTTCGGCAATGGCAAAAAATGCCATCATTACGGGTTCGATGGCTTTTTCAATGGAACCGAAGGATGGTTTGCCCGAGGATGGTTCGACACTCCCCGCGAAGCCTTCGCCGCGCTTATCGACAAGGTTTCCGGAAAAGGTACATGGAAATCGAATCCGTGGGTCGTGGCATACGAGTTTGAGTTGGTAGAATGAGCTGCTTAATATGTCAAATAGTTACCCGTAAAATCTATGCCTATGTGGCAGAAATTTTCGGCGAACCCGTTTTTGGGGATAATAATTGGTGTCTTATTGTCGATGTAATTTGGCGGGACAATGGATGCCCAATACGCGAAAAAATGGTATTAAAGTTCGACACCAAAGAAGAAGCCGAACGGGTGAAGATTGGGGTGGTGGCGAAGGTTAAAGAGCGTTTAGAATTAATTTAATGATTTGGCAAAATAGCGAGATTCTCGCAAAACATCGAAATATTTATGAAAGGAGCAGTATTGTTTAATATGTCATATCTCTACCTTTCGGGCGATCCTGATTTCCATTCAACTATGGTCGAAGCAGGATTAAGGAGAGGCCATCCCATGTTATTAGGGATGCGAAACAAAGCGATAATAGCGAACTACCATGAGTATTGGCTCGTAGATTACGACGATGCAACAGAATTTATGGAAAAACATTGTCTAATACCCTGCTATTCCGTGGAAGATTTTGTAATAACGATAAAGAAGATAAGACATGAAAACTTATAGATGAGGACGAATGGAAAATATCCTTGGCACAGAGTGGTACACAATTCAAAAAAAGTCTTTCTTGGGAATTTGGGTAACATACGCATATTTTGAAAGCAGGGAAGAAATGGAGCGTGTTGCTCACATGTTGGAAAAGTTGGGGAACGTGGTAATAAAAATGGATTAATAAAACAAAGTTATGACAAAGGCTTCTTTTTCTACAGTAACATACTTTTTATTAGCTATATTAGCCTCAGCATTTGCGATACATAGATTCGAACAAGGATTATGGGTAAGAGGTATAATACATGCCGTTTTATGGGTATTTTTCGCAACATTATTCATCAAAAATTATATTAAATTACCTGATAAATAATTATTTATATGAAAGATGGTCTTAAATTAAGGAATGTGCTGCTGATGTTTGTAGCCGCTTGTTTGGTAGCATTAGCCCTTGTATGGTGCATTGGCGAGGCGAATGCGCAGGAGCGCAAAATAACGTATGTGAAGGATTTTTCCGGAAAGGTGGTGATGAAGCTGGAAAAGCGCACGGACGGTTCGGTTACAGTACGTGATAGCCGGGGTGTAGTGCGTCAGACTTTGAGACGAGACAATTCCGGCACGATACATGCAAGAGGGACCGATGGAATGCAGTACAAGGTAGAAAAGGCCGACAGTACTGATTTCGGTTTTTTTTAACTATATTTGTAAAGCTATGGATGAATTTAAAGTATTGGACGTGTTGCTCGCCGACTTGGCAGTATGCACACAGAACGTGAAGGCCCGACATTGGACCCTTACAGGACCCCATTTTGAAGGGTGGCATCCTTTCTTGGATGAGGTGTATGAACGGCTTCAAAAGGCCGTGGATACCGTCGCAGAGATCATTGTACAACGCGGAGGTATCCCCGTACACACAATGGCCGGATATGTAGGATTGGCCGATATGTTGGAGATGGAGACAATAGGGCCATGGGACAGATATGTGAAGAAAACGGCCGACGAGCTGTTCCATATCATCGAGTACATTAACCAGTACGATAAGGCCGGAGCATGGGACGCCGCGGCTTCGAACAGTCTTTCGGCCATTGCGGACGATCTGTATCATTACTTAATGTTTTGCAGACAATCCATGAAGTGATGGACTTAGTAAGGCAGATACTCGAAAAGACCACCGGGCTAAAATGGGAACAGGAATACCGATTCCACCCAAAGCGCCGGTGGCGTTTCGATTACGCCTGCGAAGCCGCCAAAGTAGCCATAGAGATAAATGGAGGGAACTACACCGGAGGCAGGCATATCAATCCTACGGCCATAGTAAAGGAGTATGAAAAATATGCCGAGGCGGCAGCTATGGGATGGGTTGTAATATCCTGCACGCCCATGACAAACGGAAACCCGGTTATGCGATTCGGCACGGATATGTTTTGGGACAAACTTACCCGCATTTTGAGGCGCAACCTTATAGACATTGAGATATGAAATACTTTACAATGGACGAAATGATCCGATCAGCAACCGCTGAGGCAAAGGGCATAAACAACGCTCCGGAAGCCGATCACGAGGCGCATCTGAAAGAACTTGTAGAAAACCTCCTTGACCCGCTGCGTGAGGGATGGGAGGCGTTTTGCAAGAAATGCAATTTAGGGTCGCCGGGGATAAACGTTACCAGCGGATACAGGAGCCCGGCTCTCAACAAGGCCGTAGGCGGATCGAACACTTCGGCACACTCACACGGTTATGCCGCAGACCTCGTGCCTGTGAACGGGAAGCTGGAGTATTTCAAATCGTTCTGCAAAATGTTCCTGTCGAAGCATGACTTCGACCAAATGATCTCGGAAGATGAGAACGGCGCCAACATTCCGAGATGGATACACATAGGCATCCGCAACGGAGAAGGGAAGCAGCGCCGACAGTTTCTCACCATGAAAGGTGGCAAATATTTCCCGATGACATGAAAACTTCTACCTGCATAGCGCTCCTCTTGGCGGCCGGATTGGTTGCTTACGTATTAGGTATTCGGACAGGACGGAGACAGGCCGTCGTGGAGGAGCGCGTGCGGGTAGATACCATATACTACGAGAAACCGCAACTTGTCGGAATATCCGACAAGTTGGTGGCCGTAACAGTCCCGAAGTTGCTGTTCGCTCCGGCAGATACCGTGGTTAGGACCATTACGATAGGAGCCGGGGCGGACAGCGTTAAGATAGAGGTTGCGGAACGTACAGTAGAGTATCGGGATTCAACCTACTACGCACGTGTAGTAGGTCCGGTGGTAGGGCCATTGTCGCCCCGACTGGACTTTATCGAGACATACAACAGGACTGTTACGAAGACCGTACACAGAAAACCGTGGTTCGCCGTAACGGCAGGAGTAGGAGCCGGATATTGTCAACACGGATTGCAGCCATTCGTGGGAGTATCTGCCGGAATCGTATTATGGAGTAAATGATATAGCCATGAAGATTATCTACAACAACATTATCCCGTTCCCCGGATTCTCGGCTATGAATCTGTTCGGGATCATCTTCGCCCGCAAGAGCGCGAAGCCGTTAAAGGATTCTACCATACGTCACGAAGCCATACACACCGCGCAGATGAAAGACCTGCTGTATATCTTTTTCTACTTGATATATGTGTTAGAATGGTTCGTGCGGCTGTTCATGAAAGGCAATGCCTATCGGAACATATCATTCGAAAAGGAGGCATACGACAATCAAGGATACCCGGACTATCTGAAAACCCGCCGATGGTGCGAGCAATGGCGCAAGCATCCGGAGGCATAATACTAATAACGATGAAAAGAGGAGTTTTGGCAGCCGTAGTTCTCGCTGCACTCGTAGTCTTAGGACTGCTTATCCATTTTATCCCTGCGATGTGGACGGTCTCCGGAGCCATCGGTCTTGTGGTGGGAGGCTTCGCCGGGTGGTGGCTGCATATCGAGTGGCAGAAACTCGGCAAGGAGTAGTTGTCAAATATTATTTGACAACTGACCTATTAAGTATTACTTAACAACTGAATTGCAAAGGGGGCCTCGATGAGACCCCCTTTGTTAATTGTAAGAATTGGATTCTACTTTGGAGAAGCATGTAGCAACATGATTTTTTGCCGCCCATATATCAATACGATAGCGGGACATCTGTTCCAATATTACTTGCATGATAGTTGATCCCTCCGAATTATTCCTTTTTATGACGAGTGTTTTTGATGCGAGCTCTAAGTTCAACACGAGCAATGTTATAGGCAACAGATAATCATCCATGAGGTTGGTATCTGCGACGTATAATTCGTAGGAGGGTTGTGATAAGGTAGCGAACATCGCCACCATCGGAGCCGTTAACGACATACTATCACTTACAACACCTGTGGAGAACTTGGTCTGAAGGTCAAGGTCGTTGTCCAGCTCCTGCCTCGTAACTGCGTGCGTGGCGATTTTTTGCGTAGTTACAGCGCCACCGGCTATTTTGTTTGTGCTGACGGCTCCTGTACCGATCTTGGACGATGTCACAGCATTGTTTGCTATATTATCGGTCCCAACGGCCTGTGGACCGATAAGGTCCGATGTGATGCCGCCGGAAGGAACGACCAAAGAAAGATCGAACGGAATGGTAGTACCGTCTTCCCGGAACGGAATTTCCGCATCATCCTCTCCATTATGATAGATGAGATACTCGCCGAGGCCGGGGAATATCGGGGCATTATTGGGGTCAGTATCCGACAACTTACTGTCGGATACTTTGAGATACCTCACCACAGCCTGCTGATATGTCCCTCCTTCACTCTTGTTACGGTTCTGCGAGGTGTCGTACTCGCATACGGCATACAAGTATTGTGAAGGAGTTACCGTCACCGTTGTGTCGCATCCGAATGGCACTCCGTTTACCACAGCAAAGGAGGCAGGGGTAAGTTCCAACCCGGACCCGCTGAGTTTAACATTCGCCAATGCGATAGGAGTGGTCCACGGAAGGGAACGTATCATCTCTGTCGCAGAATCAGATATGTGTTGGAGATCATCCACATAAATCTGATTGCGGCCGTCAATGTGATTGAATTGATAGATTTTTGCCATGTCAGTATGTTTTTATAGTCACTTCGAGGCCGAACAACAGCAGAGCATTCAAATCCGCTATGAAGTCCTCGTACATGGATTTGTCGTCATTTAAACCCTGCGGGATATATATCACGGCAGGCTCCAACTCTGCAGCGTCCCCGCTTCCGTAGGTGTACATGTTCACCGCGTCCCCGCTTCCGTAGGTGTACATGTTCACCGCGTCCCCGCCTCCGTAGGTGTACATATCCTGCCCAGTTTGTAAGACCTCACCGAACAGAATAGAACCATATTTACCATAGTAGGCGTTAAGGTATGCCGATACGGATATTCCCGACCCGTCGTTTCCTGCCAACGCATAATACTTGATGCACCATTTTTCGTAGTGCGTTTCCCACGGGATGAGCGGAGACAAACACGCCAAAAGGTATCTGTATATCACATTGAGCCCCATAGTGCGGTAGTTCAGCGCATATTGGGCTCTCAGCGTATCGAACAGATAATACGGTATGTCGAGAATGCGGATCATATAGCGTCGAACTGAACTATCGAAAGCTCCGTCAGAGCGTCCGAGAAGTTGAAAAACCCGCTCTTAGGAGTAATAATGCCGTTTGTTGGTTGCTGGCTGTCGTCATAAGTAAGATTATTGAACCACGCATCCCTCACTCCATCTATGGCTTTAAGGGCACTTTCAAGGTCATTGACATATATCGGGTCACCGCCTACAAGCATCCCTTGCGTAGAGATAAGGGCCGATTTTACGGCTTGCTGAATGACGGGGAGCGAATAAGATTTGTAATATCTGACGAACAGTCTTTGAGCCGTTACCTCCGACACCGCATCTATTTTGGCCACCTTTACGGATATTCCGAGAGGAGCCAGCCGTTGCAAGTAGTTCTGCAAGGATGCCGCCTCTGTTTCTGAAAGCGCTACATTATATCCATCCGAATCTTGTTTTGCCGCATTGACATTTACTGTTGCGGAGGACGGAACGGCCGAGACAGTCACTTGCTTGATGATCTGCTTGGATTCATCTATGGTCGCATAACCATAGCGATATGTGGAGGGATCGACGATTACGAGTGAATCCCCCTCCTGAAATGCCAGCGCCTTATCCACATAGTACTGTTCGCCCGCTACCCGAAGATTGAGGGCAGTATTGCGGATGACCTCCTCGGAGTTAGACATGTTCAGGGTTATAGTATCGATGACTGCGGCGAACACGGACGCTATACGATTCCACAACGCCGAAACGCTCGTGTTGTCGAGTTCGGACGCTATACTCTGCACGGATTGTCTTATGGTATCTATTGTAGCCATATTAGGGTATAATTTCGACTGGATAGCCAGCTTGGTATGAATATATGCCGTCCTCAATAGGAATGACGCCGTTAATAATGAATTGGATTCTGTTCTCTCCCTTGTAAGGGATTGTTATCTCTGAGGAAGATTGAAATCCTTGTTTGATGGAAACGGTAAATTGATTGGCAATATTAGGTGTGTCGGTATGATACATACTAAGCGTACATTTGACCTCCGAGGCCACCGCATAATCGGCCAATACATATACCGTGATATTGGTTTTAGGTTCTGGTAGTCTGTATTTAATGGCAAGATAATTTATCTTTCCCGGCTCAGGTTCTACTGGGTCGATATTAGGATCATCCGGAGGTCCGGGAATATCGCCCATGCCATCTACGACGCTATCTATCATGCCGTGCAACTCGTCTGTTTCTATTCCACATGAATTGTTGAACGGACGGATGTTGGCCGCGTGAACCGCATCGCTGTTATATATCACATCCGGGACCGTAAGCACCTGCCCGGGATAAAGAGTAGGAGTGTAGGTATCGAATCCGTTGGCATCCATGATCTGATCTATGGCAGTAATAGCCCCGGTCGCGTTGTAGCACACGTCCAAAAGCGTTTCACCATATTTGACGACATAGAGTGCCATGTCAATATTCTGTTTTGAGGTTTACTATCATGTCGCCTATCGTAGCGCCTTGGTCTATGGATGTCTCGACGCGGATCGCCCCATCGTCAAGAATCTGCTTGCGGGCCTCTGCAATGAGCTTGCGGGCGAAGGATACGGGAGTTTGAGGAGCCCACGCCTCGAATCCTACACCATATTGCGCGAGAAAGATATTAACCGGATTTTTCATCAGTATAAGCCCCCCGTTCTGACGCGATGCGTCCTCCGTTACGGCAAAATCACCGTTGCGGATCGCTACATCGTTTTCCGAAAAGTCAAACATTATATCTTTCATACTCAATGTGTGATATTTTCGTCCTCCACGTCGGAGGCGGAAATTGTTGTGGCATTTTGCTCCGTGGGTAAAATGGCATTCCCACTTACCGCGTGTGTATGGGTATTATACTTCTGTATGAAGTCATTGATCTTCTCCAGCAGAGGTGTTATTTTAAGCAGCCCGCCAAGATCGCCGTCATTCATGGTAATCTGCCCGTCACGAAGCAGTATATCAGCGCCACCGTCACATGACAAATGTATCGAATCTTTCCGAATAGTGCAAGAATATTTCCCGCGCGTCACTAACGCCGAATCCTTATCCACGGTTATTTCATCTTTTTCGTCCGTTTCAGACGCTTCTATGTCATAGATGATACGGGTGGCCGACACTTCGGAGAAATGCGCCACAAAGGCCGATTCCGGCTGTTTGTAGGGCAGCCCTATAATAACGGTCGATCCTACTTTCGGATAAGTATAGACGGCCGCATCAACACCGGAAGGTCCAGCAAGGCTTATGTCCGAGATCACCAAGTCGGAACCCCCCGTGCCGACACGGACGTCTATGGTATTGGATTCGAAATCCACAGATATAACATTGGCGAAAATAAAGCTCGTGGAACCGGCAGCGTCGAACATGGAGCGGAATCGGTCTCCTATCTGAATCATATTAGTATAGAACTCTGCGGGCGTCATATTATCCGAGGTATAGGAATGTGCTGTTCGTAACTGTGAGGGTCTGATAATATCCACGTCCCTTGCCGCATGTGAGGCGGCGTCCGATAACATAGTATCGCCCCGACAGCGTGGTGTAGATTGTATCTTCGTAGTCCACGTAGTCAAAAAGAGATACCGTAGGATACAAGAGCGTAGTTATAGTTCCCTTGTTTCGGTTAGCCTTCAGCCCTGCCAATGTGGATTGAGCCGTAGTTTTCATCTGTTCGGCCGTCCGGCCGGGAGTGTACGGTATTTCGTATGGGATGCCGTTTTCCGTACCCGTAGAGTAGGATTTAAGCTCTTTTCCTTCTATCCACCGCACCGTAACATTAAAATTCTCGAACAAATGGTCGTTAGGGACGATGGATCGACCTACGACATTTACCGCTGTGCTGAGCTTGCGGGTAGGAGCTTCCGGGTCGGATATTCCGAGGCCGGCATAGACGTATGCAACGGGGATTACGGCATTATCATACGTCTCGCGGACAGCACCGTATAACTTGTACATGCCTATTACTACCCGCTCTATAACATCGTATGGAGAAACGGATGCCGCCGGTTTGAGGACAAAATCGGTATCCATTGTCTTACCGTCTGGCACTAACTTGGGTATTTCGGCTGTGAGCCCGTTATCTCGGCGGTATTTGGCGAACGCTTCATTAGATATATCGCACATCTCTTGCAGCAGAGATCCCAATTTCGTCGGCACGCCATAGGATTTGTTAACCGTCCCGAACCGAAGCATGAATGCCGCATCCTCGCATTTGATGACCGTAGGGAATCCGCCTTCGATATGACGAATGAAACCGTCGAACTCCAACACTTTGTCGAACTTGTGCCCCAACTGCTCGTTATCCTCGTACCATGTGTATATCTGAATACGTGCACCGATACGGATATTCCAATCATCGGGATTGATTCTCACATACGTAGTAGCATACTCTCCTACCTCCCGTACATCTACGGAACTCGCCGATACTTCCTTAGCGGCAGCTACGGCTACCGAATAAAACGGCATCTCCACCGTTGCCGTGGCGGTGAGGTTTTTCCTGTCGCTCTCCGTTTCCAAAGAGGAAAAGTTGCCGATGGATTTACCCTCGACAAACACCTCGTTTTTACATACGAAGAAGTTACCCGTTATGCGTGATTCGGATGCCATGTTAAAATTCAACCGTAGCGCCGATACCTTCGGTCCGCTGTATTTTTGTTGTGGGGACGCCGCCAGACGTTTCTATGTCGGACTGATATAACAACGGATCAGAGACATTCACCTCCTGCAACGTGAAAGATACGAAGCCGAATGTAGAACCTATACTGGGAGCGAAGCGATAGGAGGTCATTACGGCCCATGATATGCCGATCTCGTCGTTCAGAACAGGATTTTCCACAGAGAATACATCGCTATTCTCGTACAGGTCCATGAGAAACTTCGTGAGCTTGTACACGGCACGCGCCTCCTCCGATTCAGACCGGGAATAACGAATGGATGTCGCCTCGATATATGATGTTCCGGGGGTGCGCTCCTGCTTGCGTTCGAGCGCGAACGACACGTTTACAGTCTTAGGAGACCTGGTTACGCGCTGTGTGATGTTCGGGCCGTCAACGAGCTGACAGTTATCGAGCACTTTGGATGCATTCACGGAGAATTGCAGCGATAAGGGCAACCAATAATCCCCGCAGGAAAATACATTATCGAATGCCGGAGTGTCCCGGCCTTCGAGCATGGCCACCTCTTCGGCGGTTTCTTTGTACGAAGTGGCGGCCGTATAGGATGTCATACCCGCAGATATGGCAGCGTGCATAGGCGGAAGGTCTGCGATACGGTCATTGTCCCTGACTGTGCCGAAACGCTGCACCATGACCCGCAGAACACCGGCTTCCGCCAACACCATTTTGGTAGCATGCAACGCTGCTTGCGCCGCATCTACTGCGTTGGTGCGTACAGTATCCATCCCCCGCTTGAAATTTCCAGCGGCCCGGTCTATCGCATTCCCGGCTTGTTGAGACAGATCGAATGTCGTCTGATGATTCCGCGTATTCATTATATAGCTCCAGTCGCGTTGTTGAGTGAAATATTAAGTCCTCGCACGATAACATCGTACAACTGGCTGCCGATCTGATTGGCGAGGTCGGCGCCATCGTTCACCTTGTCGATATTCACGGGCATGTTCACGATCTCTCGGTTGAAGTTGATAACCAAGCTGCGGGCTCCCTTCGATACGGCAGACAATTCCTTAGTAGAGGCATCGTTAGCCGCAGACGCTCCAGACATAGCATTGCGGAGAGGATTGTCGCTGCTGCTTTCCGGCAACTCGAAACGATAAGGAAGAATACTACCCTCGCTATTGAACAGCGGGCGCAGTCGGTTTTTATACAACGAAGTGTCAGCCGGAGATATGCCGGCCTTCTCCATTGCGCGCGATCGGGCTTGGGCTAAGGCGGATTCGATGGATGCCGTAGATCGTTTCTGCCATTTGTACGACGGACCGAACCGTTCGACATGACTTGAATAGATGATACTGTCCGCTTTAGGATCGTATTCGGCTATTGGATAGCTGACCTTGGGTGATCCCCTTTGAATCCATTTTGACAGCCCAACACCCCAACTTGTGAGGAATGAACCAGTATAGTTAAGCGTCTCTCCGACAGCCCCAGATACCTTGCCGAGAATGTTGCCTGCATTCGTTATGAACCGGAGTATAAGGTCGAGTGCGGAGGTAGCTACCCCGACCGCTTCCCGGATGGCTTCGGGATTAATATTCTTAGTCAGCGAATCGAGAAGCATAGGAACGCGCTCTCCGAGGGCTTCGTAAAATGCCTTCATTCCCGCCTCTATCCTTTGCCATATAGCGGGATTCGTAGAAGCGATGGAATTATAGAAATTCTCTTTGTAGAGCGCTACACGTCCTTTGGAGGTGAGGAATGGATTAGATTCTACCCAGCTATCGAACTCGTTAAGCACTTCGAGAAGTGCCTGTTTATCCTTCAGATAGTCGAAAATGCCTTGATTTATACCCTTGCGTTCCATAGACCGTTGCGCTATGGTAGCAAGAATAGGAGCCGCCGTTATAAGTTCCCGGAGATCTCGGGCCGATGATGTTTGCTGTCCGAGCAACTGCTGCATGTTGATGGCAACACGCTCGTATGGAGCAGAGCTGACATGCGCCACTTTACCAGCTTGGGCCGCAATACGGGACGCATCGGCAGCGGTCAGTTTGCGGCCGCCGATGTCAAGACCCGTAAGCATGGAGATAGTACCTAATACTCCTGTCCGGGAGAATCCATATCGCGCTGCTATGTCGGTAGCATTCTCGAAAGCTTCACGATAAGAGGGACCGAGCGCCTTCGAGGCCATACCCATCTGCATTATATTGCCGGCCCCCTGCGAGATATTAGGGTTGTTGAGCAACCTGTTCCCGGCCCACAGAGATATGCCGGATTTAGCCCATTGCAGCCCCTTGAATGCCGCAATGGCTGTCGTAACGCCACCTAAAACGGATCCGAATGCCCCGAGTGCAGGGACGGCTGCCCCGGCAGTTCGCCCCACTTGAGATATTACACCTCCAAATCGGGATAGATTGGTAAGCCATCCGTGAACGGATGTAGTATTTCCGAGAAAGTTACCAGAGAAACGGCCCCATCGATAATAGAACTTATTTACATTTTCAAGAAACCCCTCATTGGATAGTCTCCTGTTACGGCCAAATAAATAATTTAGCCGCTTATAACTATCTATCCTGTTTTGAGGAATCCATCTATAACTACGAGATACTCTATCTCTGGATGCCGATCTGATCCCGCGGCTCTGGATGTTAGATATACGTTCTTCGAGACGATCCAAGGAGGAATCATCTGTCGTTACCTTCAGCCGTATTTCGTAGTTCTGGTCTGCCATTACCTTTTATTCTTAAACGGAGCGAAAATTACCGAATCTATCACGTATAATGCAGCATCGGACCATTTATCTATGTCTTCAGCCGAGAATCTGTCTTGGATGTCTATAACAGATTCGTGAAATACATAGGCGATAAGTGCTTTTTTGATAAACGAGGGGTCCTTGCGCCCCCACTCGTCTATTCGTTCTCGGAGCGGGACGTCGTATCTTCCGGGGCATTGCTTATCATCCGCTCGACAATACCCCATGTCGATAAAAAACGCTCGATGTCCTTCTGGACGGGATCAGACCAGAACAGATCGAGGCATGCCATCTGATCCTGAGAAATAGCAGCACGTTTTTTATCATCTATAATCATCATAGAGGCGAACTTCACGGCGACGGCTCCGGATACCGTAGGATCGCCCATGCCCCCATGTAACAGCTCGCCCGCGAATTTGGTATGCGCCACGGAGGTGCGGGACAGCATGCCCACTTCGATCTCCTCCTCGACTTCCTGCTCTACGACACGTCCTCCCTTGAGGACCGCCCGCGTAAAATACCGCACGGGAACGGTGTAGTTCTTGATTTCGACCGTCTTTGCGGCCATTTTATTAACTTCGGACATAGTAAATAATAAAAAGGGGAGGAGGGGCAAAGCCTCGATTTTCGTCCCTCCTCCCGGGGTTTAGAGATTGAGAATGGTGCGGGAAATTCCCGTACCCTGCAATGACAGCGATTGGTTCGTCTCGGGGCTGTTGCGATCTACGCTATACCCGTCAGAGGATGCCATAACGTTGTCGAGAGAGTAGATGATGGATTTAGGAACGATCAGATCGTTCATCTGAATCGACCATCCCAAGGAGAACGGCGGAAGATCGAGGAGCGATGCGATGAACCCTCCGGATATGGAGGCATTGATAGCATCGAGGATCGTTTCGTACTCGCCTGTCTGAAGCGCCAAGGTAGCCGTAAACCGCTGGTTGAGCTTCTTGATGCCGATAGGAGGGTTGGACCCGATAGCGAAAATCTCGGTTACGTCCTGCGTCTTATCCACCGAAAGCTGTACACCCGTAACAAGGTTGTACACATTGGCGCCATACGACAGAGTGATCTGCGTCTGAGCGCTGGAGATGATGAGTGAATTGTAAGCCATAGCTATGCGATGGATTTAACGTACATTACATACACGAGAACCTGATCGACATTGGGCGAAGGCTGAATCTTGATAGTCACCTCGATAGTCTTCGTCCCCACGAAATCGTTGTTCTGAGCTCCGATCTCGATGTTGATGGCAGAGCACTGACCCTGCGAAATGCGGGGTTGGCAATACTGCGTATAGAACGAGTTTTTAAGCTGCTCGGCATAGGTCTTGCTCAGATCGCCGTTAGCTTCAACCGGGGCCTGCGTGTTGAGGATACCCGTAAAGAAGTATTCGGCATCGTCGCACACCGCATTGCCCAGACGGGAGTACTCCAGCTTCGACAGGGCCTGCATGGGATCGTTGCAGGTGGCGCCGTCGTTGTAGAAAATACCGCGTCCGGGACGCACACGGTGAAAGATCATCTGCTTTTCGCCCATAGCATCATAGTCGGTGAGCGAACAAGAGGCCACAGACACAACATTGGTCGTATTGTTGAAATACGCCGCCGATGCCACGGCCGGGCGCGCGCACGACCCGATGGACTGACCTACGGCAATAGCCGAAAGGATACCCATCGTCTCGCCTACGTCCTTCACAGGCTTGCTGTTGATAAGATAGTCGGACGTGAAGACTACACCGCAGGCGGGCGCGTTGTACTTCGAGCAGTCGGGGGCTTTCGTCGCTGTCTCCGCCAGCATGGATTTTGCGTCGATGTCGGAGGCGAACACGGCGGTAAACCGGAAACTCTCTACGAACATCGTATCGTAGATACTGTCGATTCCCGATACGATGGTAGGCGTGGATGCAGGTACAATAGACGAATCGGATGTCGTCTCCTCTTGCTCTCCGAGAAATCCGATAATGCGAGGTCTGTTGTCGAAGTCGGCCTCTCCGGTGTACCGGATAGCCTTCATGATTTCCGACTTGTTCGGAGTGACGAAATCGCCGCCCGAGGAGCCGTCCATGCAGTAAATCCACAAGTACGTACCGGAAGGTGCATTCTTGTAGAACTGCTCGACTTGTGCGGCAAGATTGGAATCTCCTTTAATACCGTCCGGGTCGTTTGCCTCCTGCCAAGCATTGAAGGCGTCGAGACTTGTAATCAACTTAGGCACTGTAGATGTCGCCCCGCCCAATGAAGCATAGATAAGCATTGCGTTGCCTACCTTCGGCTGGAACGTACCTAACGTGGTGTCCTGAAGCTGGACTTTTACGCCGGTTTTTGACATGGTGATTTCTGTTTGATGGTTACTCTTTGGTTTTACGCCCCTTAGTACCTTCGCGCAACTCCTGCAACTTGGCGCGGGCCGCCGAAAGGTCGTATGCCTTTTCGGGGGCTTTTACCTCCTCGACAGGAGCCGGAGCGGCATCTACGGTGCGGAAAAGTGCTTCGAGAGCCTTATGGTCTTTGGGGAAGTTATCTATCGTAACGGTAGCATACCGTTTGATGGACCGCAGTTTCATAGCATCGCGGCAGCGATCTACGGCCGACTGCTCGTCAGCATAATGATTGCCGTCGTCCACGACATAGATAGTGCCCCTGCGAAGCACCATATCCATAAGGTTCACGAAGTACTGCTCAGAGTATCCGTTGGTTGTTTTGATGTCGGACATATTTTTCAATGTTAAGGGTTAATCCGGGGCGGACGATGCCGCCCCGGATGAATATTACGCCTCAGCAGCGTAGTAGATCAGACCGATGCCGAGGCCGTCTTTACGTCCTGCGGCAGCTCCGGTGCGCATATCCATAGACATACGCCATCCGTAGTTTGCCGGGTCGGCGACCATGTGGACGTTCGTGCGGCCGATACCGATAACGGCCTCCGACGGGATGAAGCCCAAGCCGACGCTGTACGCCGTAGTGGCGATTTCCGGAGCCGAATATACGGGTACGGAGCCGTTGTCTTGGATTTTGCCGTCGAGATACAGCTCGGGATCGACGACCTTGCTCGATGCCGTGTCGTAGAGGGTCGTGCCCGAGCGGGGCCGCATAGTGAAGCCCGAATACTCGGCGAACGACGGACGCATCGACCCCGCATTCTTGGTGAGCAGGTTCACGAGCTGGGCATTTTCCTGAATCTGCTGGTGCATGATGGCAGGATATACCATCTCGGCAGCGAAGGTCTCCATCACAAAGTTCTGATTGATGAAGCCGGTCTGAAGCGCGAGGAACTCGTTCGGAGTGAGTTTCTTGATGTTGCCCGCAGCTCTGGTGTTGTCGGGGAACTGATTCGCGGCGGCGAATGCATCTCCCGTGGTGGGGACTTTCACGCTGGCAGCCTCGGCGAGCTTCTGGAGGTAGAAGTTGTGGGCGCGGAATGCGAGCCAGCGGAGCGATTCGGCCATACCGAGAGCCTTGTCGTCGTACACCAGCAGATCGGTGTTGGCCTGCTGCCAGATGATGTTCTGAAGCGCGAACAGCTTCATGACGATACCCACGGGAACGTCGTCGTAGGTCTCCCCTGCGACATTCAGCGGTGCGCGGTTGCCGAAGTAGATTTTCGGCTTGATGGCCGAGTTGATCCAGATCAAGCCGGCCGAATCTTCTGCCGAGATGCGCGGGATGCGGTCTGCCCAACTGTCGTCGGGGAACAGCTCGCGGTACAGCATCGTGGACCACTCGATTTTTGCCAGGTCGGGGTTCGTCTCGATGAAGTTAATCGAGTTGAGGCCCGACACGAAGCTCTCCATGCGGGCGCAGGCCTCGCCCAGCGTACCGTAGGGGTTACTCGTGCCCGGAGCGGTGAAGGCGATGTTCTTCATTGCGGCCATGAAGGCACGGTCGTTGGCAGCGAAGTGCACGAACTCGCGCACGAGGTCGATACGCGAATCGTTGGCCCACTTTTCAGCAGACAGTCCCTCCCGGTTGGCCGAGAAGCGGACGACTTCCGAGAATTTGTCACGGCCGGCGGGAGTGCGCAGGAACTCGTGAACGGTCATTTTTTCCATGTTCGATTTGAATGTTTGAGTTGATGTCTTGGATTTGGCCTCCTCGATGTTGAGCATATGAGGTGTCGGTTTGGGGGCCTCTTCCGGCTTATGCGCCGAAAGGGTCTCCCCCGCAGCCTCTTCGGCGGGGGCGGCGTCTGCCGCAGCTTCTGCCACGGCTTCTACATTCGATCTGAATGCCGATCTGATGACGTCGATCACACGGGATGCGAAGTTTTCGAACTTCCGGTCCTCTGCGGGCGATTGTTCCGTGCTCTGCTCCGCCGGGGCTTCGCTCCGCTCGGGCGCAGGAGCAGAAACAGCCCCGAGGGCGGCTTCGGGATTCTGTGCCGAAAGCACGTCTTCTGCGGTCTGCTGTACGGCAGGCTGCTCGGTCTGTTTGTTCTCCATGTTTTTTAAATAATTGGTTATTAATTGATTCTGATTGGCAGAAAGTTCATCCACGGCTTCGGATTCGAGAGCAGAGAACTGTACAGCCATGATTTTGTCGTCACCATCCCGTGAGCTTACGGCATCTTCATTGGATGGGATAGTGACGAGCGATATTTCATACACATCGAATCTCGTAGCGTATTTCACCCCTTCATATTCGGTATAATATGCCTTTCCGCCGATAGATACGGAGCGAAGCGTTCCGGCCTCGTACATTCCCTTCGTCTCGCGCGACAAGTCTGTTACACCGTCGAAATTGAGTTTCCCGACCCAATTAGCACCATCGCGTCGAATGTTGTTTACGAATCCGATAGGCTTGGACCAGTCGTGATCGTAAAGCAGGATCGGATTCTTTCGGTAACGGTCCCATTGAAGGCCGTCCGAAAGAACGATATACCCTTTGTCGTTGAGGGTTTCGTTAGAAAGCACCTGATCTACAATATCCATACTACCTTTTGGATTTTATATCGTTGGATTTCTCCACCAAATCGGGGAGTTTATCCAATATCTTCTTTACCTCGTCGGGGGATTTGCTCTTTACGAGTTCTCCGACTATATCCACCATACTTGCGGCCGAAGACCGGGAAGCCTTCATACTCTCGTAAACGCTGAATCCCTCTATCGCAACGGCTGCTATGACGGACCCAGCCGAAATATACGGGAGGCTGAATATGGAGAATAGAATTCCCACTACGTCAACGAGCATGCCGAGCATTACCACAAGGCCGTATTCTCCGAACTTCTTGAACGTTTCGCGCAGTCCGTGCGAGTGAATCTTTTCTTTAAGAATGCGGGCGCGGTGGATTCCCGCCTGCATATCCACAAGTACGGCTACCAACATGACGATCCACAATACCACCCACAACACAGCCATCCTGCGCAATGTGAACTCGTCCAAGCCGAGAATTTCGTTAATCACTTCATGCATTTTTACTCTCTCTCCTTTTGCGCCTCCCGCCCTCGGAATCTTTGGGCGGATGAGGCAGATGCGTAGTGAGGTCGTCTTCTCCTCCGGTGAAGCCGGTGATGTCTATCTTCTCTACGGTCTGCATCCTGCGACAGTCGGCAGCGGCTTCCTTGTCGATCATCGTAGTCTGATAGACCAACTCGAATATAGACACCTCTTTTCGGAAGTCGTTACGCATGGCTATACGCTGATACGTCTTGAATCCCCGATAGAGGGGGAAGAAATCGTAACGGCGGTACAGATCGTCGAACGACCGGGAAGTCTTGGCCTGTTCGAACTCCCTGCGCACCAAATGTCCGAGGGACAGCAGACGTGCCTGTTCGTTACTGTCGGGGCTCCAAGAGAAGTTGGTCAAATCTACCATGACGCACAGGCGTAGGTTAAGCCGGTCCCGTATTGCGCCTCCGATGAATACGTCGGCGCCCATACTCTCCTCGAATCCTACTGCCACGGCCGGCAGCGGCGTGTTCACCGTCTGCGTCTCGTCGGTGGATATAGCCACCATCGAAAGTTTGGCCGATGCGAGGCGGCGGGATTTCCGAAGCTCTCCGATAACGGCATCTATGACCTCTCCGTACATAACTACTGCAAACTTAGTTTTTTATGCCCGAATTTGCAAATGTTTCAATATCTACCGCCGAAATAAGCGTGAAAATTCCTTATCCATAACCTGTTTGAACCACCTGCGAGACCGGGCTCCGAAGCCGATCATCGGACGTGCAGGCACTTCGCGTCCGGCGATGTTCACGGTTTTCGACGCATAGGGAGAGCGACGCCAGCCTCTGTCACCATGATGTGAGCCGCGCGGCATGGTATGGCCTCCTAACTGATGCACCCGAAATACGGGGTCTCTCGATCCGAGGGAAACGATAGCCGTGCCGCGTCCCATAACCCGCGTTTTCAGCTTGATAGACCGATACATTTGCCCTCGGTACATGAGCTTCGGATAGTTGAGGAACTGTTCGTAGTTTCGGGCCGGCCAAGGCTTCATAACTCCATCGTTGCCGTATCCCTCGTGTTTGAAGTTATCCTCCATCTCTCGCTGCATGACATTGCCCAACTCTCGGGGCAGCTCCCGGGAAACCATTTTGCGCAGGTCCGCAAAATGGTTGTGCAGGTCATTCAACGTTTTCATCCTTGCCCTTATTCTTGTTGCGTCCGAGTACCCGGGACAGAAGCCCCGGTTTCTCTCCGGTATTCTCCGGCTGGTCTTTTTCGATGTCCTCGGGATCGAGACCTACACGCCGGAACGCCTCTTTCGAGAAGCGGAGCTTCTGACGGGCCATCATGTCGCCGATGTCCACGAACTTAGAGGTGGAAATCGTCTTGTCGGGAATCTCGATAAACCGGGACCGCTCGATGTTATAGTCGTCGAATATTACGGCCAGCTTGTGCCGCACCTCGTCGGAGTTAAGCATGTCGAGCACCACGCTCGCATCCCTGTTGAGAATGTCTTCGTAGATGTTCCAATGAATCTCCGCGAGTTGCTCGGAGTTGGTGTTTTTTTCCGTGGCTCCGAGCAGCGTGCCGCCCGTGACGAGCTGCATGATCTCCGAGCGGTATTCAATGATGTACTCCTTGAATACGCGGAACGCATCGGCCGTGGTCTGCGTGGGTATGGGGTTCACCTCTACGGAATACGACGTCTTTCCTCCGGCGCTGAACGCATCTACCGTTTTGGGGATAAGAGGTATAGTGAGCATGTCGAGATTCTCGGCTACCATACGCGCAGCCTTCTTGGCCTCCGGGTTGTTGGCATCGTATCCGATAGTGGTCATGGGGAAAGAGTACCGTTTGCCGAGAATCTGCCAGTTAGTGAACACCTCGACGATACCGATCATGGCCCGCGATATGGACTGAAGCAGACCGAGGCGGAAATCCTGATCGGTCTCCGGCTCGAAAAAGAACATGTTGTCGTACTTAGACGCGGGAACGACCTCGTAATAGTCGTAGGTCATGTATCGCAGCCCCTTGTTGAAGATGTCGAGGTTGCGCAGCGGGAAGTCCGCCACCTCCCGTTTTTCAGGGTCTATGGCGAAGCATTTAACACCATAGAATTGGGACAAACATGCATATCGGAGCAGGCGATTGAACCAAAAGCTGCCCCGGATGTGCTTGTCTGTAAGACTGCGGTTTTCCTTCACACCCGACCCGAACACGATATTCCGCTTATACAGCGGGATGAGCCGCTTGTTGATCTGCGACATGAGGAACGGGGACGCCTGAATGCACCACGAGTAGAGCGCATCCAGATACGTCAGGTCCGAGTATTGTATGGCGCGGTCTATGGCCCGGCGCCACGTCGAAGGGGTCCACTCCTGCCGGTAGTTGTTGAACAGATACCGGGAATATATGCCGTCCGAGCCGATATTCTGCGGCACTTGGAATGGCGATATGGTAGGAAACTCAAATTTAGCCATGACTTAACCGATGTATTTGTTTCTGGACGTGATAACCTCTACGTTCGCGTCGTACTTGTCTCTGCGGTAAGGTGCGGGCTCCTCCAAAGACACCATGCCGCCTTTGAGACGCTGGATGGTTTGGTATGCCTCCTTGTAGGCGTTATCCAGCGGCTCCGAGATATTCAGGCTCGGGGCACATATATTGTACGCCGTGAGCACCTGAAGTATCCAGCGTATCGTGTCGTCCTTAGAGCTCTCGTCGGTCTCGGAGAGCATGGTTTCCATATTGAACATGTTGCCTATCTGCGCCGTAAGTTTGCCTACGGCGCTGCGGTATGCATCCATGACGCACTCGGGATACATGGCCTCGAACTGCGCGATCTGCTGGGGCGTGATGTAGAGGAACAATGCCGACTTGGAAAAATACATGAGACTTTCCAATACCTGAAGGGACGAGGCGGCGAATGCGGCCCCCGTCATGCCTTCCGGTGTAGGGGTGGAAAGATTGATATACACCTCGTCCGCATTGGCCAGTATCTGTTCCCCGACATGCAATTCGGGAACGTTCTCGGCGACAAGATACACATACGAGTTTATCGCATCCTTGTAATAGACGCTGAACTCGATAGGGGTCTCCTTCTTGTCCGCAGGGCGGATATACATGTCGCACAATGCCCGGGGGACCACGACGGAGGCACACCCGAGGTTCGTTTCCGGGTTGATTATTTCGCCGTTTTCATACGACCCGGTGGAGTATGTGGCGGTAAGTCTTACGGGCATATCAGTTAAGCATTTGAGATGTCGAAGTGAATGTTCCGCGGCGGTAGAATATTACGTCGTCGTCGGCCTCCACGATGCCGGAGGCCATGCCTGCATTCAGGAACGTAGTGCCTTTGGCGCATGCGTCCGGGATGTCGTCCTTCGTATCCCGGTTGGATGGCTTGTTGGAGAACATGACGAACTGGTGCACGACCTGTTCGTATGCCCCGCACGACTGCAACTCGTTGCAGAAAACGAATCGTCCGCTGTTCACCAGCGGCTCCAGCGTGGATTCTATGCAGGTGAACTTGTCGCCGTGATTCAGGGTGTCCCATACGATAGGGGCGGTCCATCTGTGCTCCCGCTGGTATCTGTCGAGCGTCACGGCGAAATCGAGCGGGACCTGCCGCTTCTCGATGATGATGCGCGGCGTAACCGGTGCTCCCTTGTACAGATCATGGATGTTGCGTATCATTTGGAGCGATGTGCCTTGTACGGCCCGGCAGTCCCAAAACCATATCCGGGAATCGCGGGTGCGCACCAAAGATACGGACGCCTTGAAGTCGTCGTTCTTGGAATCCTTGGCTGACGGATCGGTGTATATGAGACATTCGACGACATTCTCCGGCAGCGGACGGTTGAGCCATGTGAAATTACGGAAATATTTTCCGGCGCCGATGCGGGTATATTCTCCGTCGAGGAAACGGGAGCGGTTCGTAGAACTCAGACGGGACAGTCCCTCGAAGTATCCTTTGGATACGAACTGGCGGTTATCGTCGGCCGAGAAATGCATCTTGAACATGTGGGAAACGATCTCGTCGCCGATAGGGTTTCCGTTCAGGTCCTTGTGCTCGAAGAACCGCTTGTAGGTCCAATGCAGCTCCGTAGTGGGGTTCAGCGCAAATATTATCGTGTTGTGCATGGCCGTCTTCTGCGCCAGTCGGGAGTAGAGCGTCTCGATAGCCGCATAGTCTATTTCCGATACCTCGTCACAGAATATATGCCCCCATTCCGTAGATAGAATCTTGTCGTATCCGGCTCCTCCGGCGGCAGCTTCTCCTCCCGAGCGGAGGGATGCGAACTGTATGTATCCTCCGTTGTAGAATTTCAGCGAGTTGTTCTTGCGGTCCAAACGACAGAAGGGCTTGCCCTTGATCCCCATGTTTTCCCAGCCATTCACGCCGTTCAACTTGGCTATGGCATTGAGTACTGCAGGGAGCGTCTGGTTTATCATACCCATTGTAAGGGCCGTGAGTGTGTTTCGGATAACGAGGCAGTTGCACTTGAATGCGATGGCCGCCACAATGAAGAAATAGAGTATCAGGAATGTTTTGCCCGAGCGCGACGTACCGTAAAACAGAACCTCTGTATATCTGCCGTCCATGAGCAGGTTATACATTTGCTTCTGTTTGTCGTTCAGCGGTATGTCTATATTCAGACGTTTCATCACCTTTTGATGGATACTTCTACTCCTCCGAACTCGTCCTCCTCCTCCTGGACCTCCACGACGGGAGCCGGTATCGACTTGTTCACGGCCATCGCATCCTTCACGATGGCTGAATACTGCTTTATGGCGGTAAGTTTGTTGAGGTACAGATACACGTTGCGGCTTACCTTCGTTTTCATGGCCGCCCGGCGGCAAACCTCCATATCTTCGAATATGCCCATGTCGAGCAATACCCGCTGTATGGGATTCACTCCGGCCGTCACCTCGGCCAGCTCGCATTGGACGTCGGCGCGTATGGCGTCAACGTCCAGATCATCCGGCTCTTGGGCTCTGCTGTTGCCCGAATAGAAGTTTCCCATGTGTCTATTCCTCCACTTTTACTTCTACGGGCACATCTTCGGCTACCGGGACAGCCTTCTCGATGTCTGCGAGGCTTACACCCGGACGGTTCTCGATGAACGCCTGCATGACGCGGTTGTACATAGCCTCCATCTTCTCGGCGTTCTCGCCCCTCACATAGGCGATAGAAGCGCCGGTGTTGTTCTTAAACACGATGAGCGGGCCGTTGTCGTCGCTACTTTTTTCTACGAGACGAACTTCGTCTTCTTTGACCTGCAATGCAGATTCGGATAAAATGATCCACATAATTTAAATATTTTGAGATTGGGTGAATATTATAAATGTCACGGGAGGCGTGGGGTCTATCCCGGGGAAGGGGTTGTATTGAAGCACCTTTACGGGCTCGGCCCCTCCCGTATAATTTTTGGTTTGGATTCGGATGCCGCTCGACCAATAAATTTCCTCGTTTTTCCCGGCCATACTTCCGTCACGATAGTTGAATGGCAATACCCATTGTCCACTGCGCCATGAATTGTCAAGAGTGAATTGGCATGTCAGCACATTACCGGAAGTAAATGCCATCAGAGACAATGTGATAACCTTATACATGGAGGATATGTCGAAAGGCGGCATGCCGTCCACTCCTACATACATGTATTGATCGTCGGCCGCCGGCGAGATGTAGGATATGGTAAAGTCAGTAGCATAGTTTATTACAGCCGATGTCGCATTTCGGAAGCCTTTTTGGATAAAATGGGGTTCGGCGTATGTTCCCGACTTAGACAAAACGGCTACATCTATGGATGAGGCCACAGGTTCTTCGGCTATGAGCGTGTAAATGTATGCCGGACCGCATTGCCATGTGGTGCAGTATATCTTCACCACGGGTTTATTCGGGTGATTCTGCGCTATGAATAAAGTGTTTGTAGGCATACGATCTACATTATGGTATAACCGCAATAGTTAAGGATGACCAAATATGACCTGGACGTACCATAAGGGATATAATGGATGGTCATTACATGTGCCGATCCTTGCCCAGATGGCGGAACCGATGCCGATGAACCCCAGTTGTTAATCATATAGGATATGTTGCTGCCTTTGGCTATATTGGGCATAATTGCTCCATACCACATAACGATAGCATCCAAAGATTGTTTGTAAGCCAAGTTTACGTCTGACGGCGCTACTATGTTTAGTGTGGCCCCCGATGTAAATCCACCATAGAATAGGATTTGTTCGTTAATTTCCACGTTGTATATACCTGCATATTGATCTTTTATAACGCGACCTTTCATTGTGTACCCTTCGCCCTGCGGTCCGGTCGCGCCGGTATCTCCTTTGAGGTTCTTGAATGCGAAGGCGAAGACTTTGGCGGTATTGGGTCCGGATGCGGTGACGGTGACGGCGGGCGTGCCGACATTGGCGTCCACGGTGGCCGTGGGCGTGCCGAAGCCTGCGTCAGCACCTGCCCCGCCCGCGGGTCCCTGCGGTCCGGTCGCGCCGGTATCGCCCTTGGGGATTCCGAACGTCAACTTGTTTGCCGATGCATCCCATGACACGGTGGGGGCTGTGCCTGCTCCGAGAGCCGTCGCGGCGACATTGAGATTCACGCCGGCGATATACCCGGGATCGTTCGTAAGCTGGGACAACTTCGTGAGGTTGCCTTTGTGCCATAACGTATAATCTACACCCCTTATAGTCGCCGTAGGGTCCGAGATGGAACGTATTGTAGTGGCTCTCTTTGTGCCGCGGCCAATTGATCCTACAACGGTTCTTGCTCCATCATAATGTAACATAGAATTACCGTCGCCGGCGGCACAACGCAAGAAATGGATCCCCATTGTGATGTCTCCGGTCATAGTGCCACCCGCGAGCGGCAGGTAGGGGCCTCCGGTGACGGCTCGGCCGAGTTTTTGCTTGTCGGCAGCCGTCATGACGCCCGCGGCGGAGGTGGTAGCTGCTTTGATTATGAACTGTCCGTTCAATCCGGTTGTGAATACATCATTCACAGTTGCTCTGGATGCCCTTTTTACATTGATATAAGCATTTGAATCATCGGCAGATACATCTACAAAATTCGAAACTACATCCGTTCCCAAAGATGCGGCGACGCGCGCGGGGAGGGATTCGTCATCTACCCAAGTCTTGTCGGCCTTGGCGTCGATCTTCTGCTGCAACGCCGTGTTGAGCATGTCCCACGAGAGGGAGTTATTCACGACAGATGCCTGAATTGTATTTCCCTCGCCGATGGTTACGGTGATCTGGGCTCCGTTGGAGCCGACATATTCCTTTACGAACTCCGACACGGGGACCGAAGATACGGAGCCGTCGCCGTTGTCCCATTCGATACTTTGGGTCTCGGCGTTGTATCGGAGGTCCATTTTCTCGATGGGAAGATCGACGACGAGCGTCGATCCCGAGTTCGTCTTGAAGGTGAGCTTGTATGTCGCCTGATCCCACGAAGGCAATACGGTGCTGCCTGCGAGGAGGGTCCGGATGTCGGCATGCGCCGTAGAGGACGTGTTGTGCGCTCCGATCTGCGTGTCGGCGTACGTCTTAGCCTCGGAGAGCGCCCCGGAGATGTCGGAGGCGATGTTGTCGATCTTCGTCTTGTCGCCGGGGAGCAGAAGTCCCGCTAAGATAGTTGATGCGGCATACACGGAGAGCGTCTTAGTCGTATCGCTCCATGTCTTGGATTCCGGGTCGAAGGTATGCAGGGTTACATCCACCGAGGCGTCGGATGTCGTGTGGGTGAAACCTTCGGCGGCGGTTATCACCGTAGAGATACCGTCGAGGCGCGCTTTATCCGTCCCTGTCATGACACCGGCCGAGTTCGCCGAAGCGTGGCTAATTTCAACACTCTTAAAGTTGTTTTTCCATGTTCCGGATTTGTCTTTGGTGGATATTTTGACGTTTATGAACGATGCGACTTCGGTTTCAGTAACAGAGTGTATGTAAGATACTACCGAATTGCGTGTCGATGATAGCATATTCGTAAGGTCGTCCAAGTTCGCTTTCCCCGAGGCTTCGAGAAGCCCCGCAGCCGCAGACGTAGCGGCCGGAATAACGATATTTCCGGCCGCACTGGTCCATGTGCCGTCCTCTCCTTTGGAGGAGGCATGGAAATCCAGCGTAGCGCCGGATGCCGAAGGCGTAAAGGCGTCGATACTCGTCACGACGTTGTCCCCGAGGGTCGTCTCCAACTGCGTAAGGTTGTCGAGGGATGTTTTGTCTGCGGCGGAGAGGACGCCGGCCGTGGTATGCGTGGCGAAAGGTATGCGCGTAGCCTCCGTATTGGGCATGTCGAGCCACGTGCCGTCCATATCGTTCCAGTCGTGGCGCGAGACATTGATCGCCACGCTCTCGGCGTCGGGGACGTTCGAGATGTTGTCGATATAGGATATTATGCCCGCGGAGCGCCGCATCTCCTTCGCGGTCATGGCTCCGGCCTTCTCGGTCGTAGCTGCGGGGATGGTCGTCGAGATGTCGCCGTCTTTCCATGCGGAGGCCTCCTTGTCGTATGCGTGCTTGTTCGCCGTGATGGTCACGGTATCCGTATCCTGCGTGTTGGAGAGGCTGTCCAGCGCGGCGTTTATGTCGTCGAGCTTCCTGAACGCCGTAGAGCCCATTACTCCGGCCTGAGTGGCGGTTGCCGCGGGGATGGAGACTGACGCAGGGGCTTGTGCGAACTCCCCGGTGTCGGCCTCACGCGAGGATTGCGTATAGTTCAGCGCGACGTCCTCCGAAGCAGGCGTCACGGCGTCTATCGAGGCGACTACCTCCGTGCCCAGGCTCTGAAGGATTCCGTCGATGCGGGCGATTTCGTCGTCGATGCCCTTCTTCATGGCATCGGCTACGGCATTCAGCGCCTTGGTCTTCGCGGCGTACCATGCCGCGAGGTCCCCGTAGTCGGCCTCTATGGCGATGAGGTCGGGCTGTGCGGCGGTGTAGTGGCGGTATGCGTCGTCGGCCTTCTGTGTCGCGGCGCTGAACTCCGCGGTATCGACCTTCCATACGGAGGCGATATGCACGATAGCCGCGGCCTCGTCCTGCATGTCGGCCCACATCTCCGCGAGGATGGGTTTCTGCGTGGGGTTTATATGGGTCTTGTTCCACAGCTTCGAGATCGTGTCGGGAATGACCGTCGAGACGAGGGTGTCGTTGGAGTAGATGTTGCCCTTCTCGTCGGCCGTGATGGAGGGCGTGAGGCGGTGGAATGAGAAGTGGAGGTTCTTGGCGGTATTGGGTCCGTCGATGGTAACGTCCACCCAAGGGATTCCCGTCTCCCGGTCCGTCTCGGAGGTTACCTCCCCGAATCCTGCCGGGACACCTTCGGGGATTCCGAAGGCTATGGTCCGCTCCTCGGGGGTCCCTCCGAGCGTCGCCGTGGCGTCGGAGCCCGCGGGGAGGGTCTCGGCGCTGACGCCGACGAGTTCGGAGCCTTTGAGGTTATGGAACTCGAAGGTGAAGTTCTTGGCCGTGTCGGGCCCCGACGTAGTTACCACGACCTCGGGGATTCCGGTCTTGGCATCTACGGTGGCGGTAACGTAGCCGAAGCCTGCGGCGGCGCCGTCCTTTCCGGGCATGCCCTCGGGGATTCCGAAGTGCAGGGTTCGGCGCGAAGGGGTTCCCCCCATCTCCACGGTAGCCTCGGAGCCGGGCTCCAGGGTCTCGACCGAGACGTCCGTGATCTCGGCGTTCACGAGGACGCCGGATACGACGAGAAGGTCCAGTTCGCACTGCACGTCGTCCGAGGGCCACGGGCCGATCTCGTAGGGCGTATATACGGGGACCACCTCGTCCCGGAGATTCGGGGCGAAGTTCTCGTCCGCAACGCCGAGGTATATTTTGTAGCACAACTGTCCTACGCCGAGTGCGGGCCGGCGGAAGAAGCAGAGCAGGGCCCCGTCCTCTGCAGGGCGGCAGTTTCTGTACTCCTCGCCGTCGTAGGAGGCCGTGACGTACCGCCTCGGGGCGATGCACGAGGCATCTCCGGTGAAGAAAATAATCGTCCACCTCTCGGCCTCCTTCAAAATGTCGGTGGAGGTGAGGAGGATTTCGAGGTCGCTCTCGCAGTTGAGTTTTTTCGTTGGAATGGGCGCGCAATTCATAATAATTGCCTTGTTTTACCGCAAACTTAACGAAAATTTACGAAAATCAAAAAAAGGATGCCCGAGAGTTGCACCGGGCATCCGACAGGAAGTATAATAAGCAATCGGGAGTTTCAAAGAAGGGAGGGCCGAATTTAACCTGATTGAAGAGGATAGTTGCAAATAGAAAACCAAACGTGACGGCCCTCCCGTATCGTTTAGTTCGCGGAGCCGGACAATGTGGTATCCACGGTAGCCGTTCCGTCCTCGGCGGTTCCCGTACCCGTCACGGCGCCCGTGAGGGTTACGGTCTTGGCCGCCCCGTGGATCGTCGTCGCTACGGAGAGGTTCCCGTCGGCAGGCGTTCCCGTGCCGGTGACGTCTCCCGTGAGGGTCAGGGTGTTGATGAGCTTCTTCGTCACGGCATCCTGCGACATGATCTTGTTCGTCGCGGCCCCCGTCTCCTGCGAGATATACGTCTCGTTGAGGATGGCCGGGGCGTTGCACGTAACTACGCCTTCGTTGGTAACCACTACCTCCACCGTGCGGTCGAAGGAATCCATAAATGTCGCCGTGACGTTGCCCTCCTGCTGTCCGTAGAATGCCGAAGCGACCCACATCGTGCCGTCGTACATCGCTACGGGCTGGCTACCTCCCAGCACCGCCTGACGCAGCGCCGTCTTCGCGTCGGCCCACGATGTCGTCTCGGCGATGTCGCCCGAAAGGGTCATTACCGACTGAGGCATCACGGCCGCTGATACCACCGTGGCGGTAGTGCTGTCGTCCGCCGGCACGAAGACCATCGTATGCCCGATCTCCTCCCCGGAGAAGACGAAGGTTACCTTGCCCTCGTCGTAGCGGGCCGTCTGTACAACGACGTCGATACCTCCGTTACGCAGCACGATGGCATCCCCGGCCTGAACGGCCTTGCGGAGCGCCTGCCGCACGGCGGCGGTATAAGCCGCGGTATTCGAGGGCCAGACGTCGAGGTCGATCTTCGAAAGACCCCCCAGCGCGAGCGCCGAGACCTCGGCCGTGGAATCGGTCGCGTTAAGCACTACGGCGTATTTCACGTCCTCGTTCACATAGTCGATCTCCACGTAGTGTTTATCCGAGAAGTCGTAGGCGTAGAGCTTCGTCGAAAGGTACGACCCGAACTCCTCCGGCGCCGCGATGAGAAGCGAGCGGCATCCTCCCGAGACCATCGTGTTTACCGTGGAGATAACATCCGAGGTCCATGTCGCCGCGAGCGACGGATCACCCTCGACCTCCACGACAGCGAGCCCCAGGCTCTTCACGAAGTCCGTCACCGCCTTCTGCGTCATGACGTCCGTCTGGCTGTCTCCTACCGTGTCACGCAGATTCGACGACGTGAGCGCCGAAATCTTCTGAACCGACGCCGTATCGTCCGACGTATCGAGCGTAACTTCATACGACACCAAATCCCGCCGGAACGACAGCACCGGATTCGACGACCTATCCGCATAGTCCACCGAAACCTGCTCCGAACCCCATTCCAACACCAAACGGGAATTGCTCTCGATCGCCGCCGAAATCTTAGCGATAACTTCCTCCGTATAGGACGCCTCCTCCTCAGGAGACCCCGAAAGAACTACGATCGCAGGCTCGATGCCATCCGGCTTGTTCGTGATATTATCCCACGATACATCCGTAGGCCCCGAACCGCCTCCCGTAATATGAAGCATCTCGCACGTGCATGCCCCGTCCGTCAACGATACCGCCAAAACCGCCAAACCCCCGCTCTCCGCGTAATGGTACGTCAACTTTACCGTATCGTCCTCAATGACTACACCCGTAGGCATCAGCAACATCGAAATACCCGCCTCCCGCAACGACAGCGGAACCCCGTATTCCCCCATCATTACCTCCGAGAAAATACGTGCGAAATCTTCCCCTGAATTCTCGAACTTTACATCCGATCCCTCAAAGTACCCGAATAACGTCGGATTCTTCGGCAGCGGATCCAAACTCTGCGCCGGTAAGTTGTGCTGTGCCATACTCAAATCGTTTCTTACCGCAAAGAAAACAATTATCCCGCTAAAAAACAAGACCCCCCCCCACAAGAAAATTTTACCCGCCCGATTTCCGGGGTTGTTAATATAGGCCGCCCCCGCCCCCTGTTTACCCCAACGCAAGGGGAGTTCCTCCGCCCTCGCTTCGCTCGGGCTTCGGTGTGTGCAGCCTCCCGTCCCGTCGCCCAACCCTTCGCCCTGCCTCCCGGTCCTGTCCCGGCAATCCTCCTCCGACCTGACCCAACAGCAGCGCCCAACCCCTCGCCGAGCCCTCAACCATCCCCACACCTCCACCACCTCCCCAGCCCTCCGAATTGTTCATTTTGTCCGATTTCTCACTATCTATTCCTACGCGCACGCACGTACATCGCGCAGTTTCTTACCTTGATGGAAACTAGATACATCTCTTCTGGTAGTAAGTATATCGAATGTTATTAATTCTGTTGAAGCAAAGTACAGGTCACTCGGCGTACGTGTGCGCGTGGGTGTGGGGATTGTTCTGGGGTTGGTCTTTTTGTTGTATTTTTCGGACGTAAAAACGTATGATTTTTTGCAAAGAATGTTTGCAGAATCAAATATTCTTTGTATATTTGTAATACGAAAACCAAACAAATCAAATCTATGAAAACTGACATCACTTTTATTCGGGATAGTATCGAATCTCTTAGCCCTCGTTCAGCCTTTGATAAGGCCTCAAGATCGTTTGCGTTGGATCTCCTTGACAAATATGATGAGTTGTGCGATTGGTGCGATTCTGAGGGGAAAGAATGCCCGCCGTTTTGTCTCGATACGGCGTTAAACGGCGCCCGAGATTGGAAAGAATATTGTTACGGGGGTAATGGGTTGATCTATGACACAGACATAGCAGAGGCATTGTGCACTCCTGACACTCTTAAACGTGTTAAAAATGGGACTATTCCGCCGAATAGCCGTGACACCTGGATGGATTTGCAAGTTAGGGTTTATTATAGAACTTGGAATCTGATAAGTCGTTATATGTAAACTCGTTCGTTATGAAAACTGTATTAACATATATTCCGAAAGTCCTCAATATTTGCGAAAAGAGCGGCTTTACGTACCGGATATCGGTATATAACGAAGCTAATTATCTTGTAGAGATCTACGATCGTACCAATTCTCCCATAGTATCTATTTCAGGCTATACTAATGATGGTTCCGATATATGCCGGAGGAATGCTACGATTTTGTTAAAATTCATCGAGCGTTACAATAATTCGTGGCTGAGCGATTCGGATTATATGCGCGAAAACTACGAAATTATTCGCCTTCCTCACGACATTTGCGGAAATCCGCGCTATTATCTCAGTCGTAATGCCTTTACCGATAATAAAGGCACTAATCCGGATATTTTGGCCAAGCGGTTAGGGGCCGTTAAATATCGCGGGAGCAAGTACGGCAAAGGCTATGTTTTCACCACCTACAATTTAGACGAGGACTTAGCCAATTTGTGCCGCCTTGCAGGTCACAGGGAATAATATTCAAAAAACATGTGGTATGAAAGATTTTTATATTTCGTCTCTTCTGAAGCGCGAATTCGTTAATAGACTTACCCTGAACCAACAGGCCTATTGCAAAAATTGCCTCAGAAAACAGGGTTCCGATTTGGTTTTGTGCCGTATTATCGCGGTCGGTAGTTCCCAGCGGTCGGCGGATGAGCTGCAGGACCACCTCAAAACAGGTGACTGGCGCGAAGACGACGGGCGGTATGTTTCGAATCGCTTAACGGTCATATATAGCAGGAGTTGCGACGACTATTCGCCGCGTGAAGTATTCGAAAAATTCAAGGGAATGTATGAAAACCGAGAGTAACAAATTCATCCAATTCGTAGTGATTATTTCGTTATCGTTCGTATTCGGTTTCGTGTTGTGCCGTAGTATGGTGCGTGTAGAGGATGTTGCAGACAGAGGGAGCCGTTACGAAGTTGTAGTCTCGATCTGGGGTTTGTGCGATCTTCACGAAGTAGAAAAGTTATGACGAAACGACAATTAATGAAGCACTTGTTAGCCCTGTTGATAGCGTTCTATCTTGGTTTTATGACGGGGATATGGTTCGTTGAGTACCTTATAGAATTAGAGGGCGCCTGACGGCGCAGGGGTTTGTCCGCTGCCTTGAAACCCCAGCTGCGAGGGACGGGCGGTAAAAAGCGGTCTTATTTATGTTTTGTTTCGCTCTCGCCGTCCTATTCATCGCCGCAGCGCAGGCTGTTCCCGGGTCGCTCCCGGGCGGCGATCACAAACCAAACAAACAGAGTTATGAACACACACACATTGTCGGTATGGTCTTTAATGAACGCCGAAGGGGAGCCGATAGAAGCGGCCTTCAGTCTGGAATATCTGAAAGGGAGATTAGAGGGTATGAAATCCGGGGATTACTACATTATGGAATTTAGCTTCGATCCGGAATATCCCGACATCCTGGAACATGACCCGGCCCATCATTTCAGATACTCGGTTCGCAAGCGGGGAAATTTCATTACGGCGCGTTTGGACAACAGGAACAGCTGTTTACGCGGAAGAAAGATAAAACTTGAATAAACTGTAAAATCATGAAAACTTGTACCATTTCGGAAGCTGTCGCCACCGTATCGCACGGGCATGGCATATATGGCGCAAAAATATATTATGCGGACGGAAAAGAAAAGGATATAAATACGTCCCTTTTCTTTTCCCGAAGGCCCCGAATACGATTAGAGGACCGTATTACGATGATCGACGGGAAAAATTTCAATATCAGCGAATTTGAGCGGATATTAACCGAGGCCGTAAAGCACGGCCGGGTAGTATTGAGATTATGGAATAGCAGTATAATAGTCGAAAAATAATAATATCATGCTTGTACGTCGTATAACATTCAAGCGCTGCGACCTTCGCATCATCGCTACGATATTGCGCGAGGCGATATTGGAGATAGGGAATATATCGGCTAAAAACGTGGCTTTCGACTGCGATCTGTATTGCGGCAGATCTCTGACGCTGGAGTTCAAATTAGACGCGGAGACGGACGACGAAACGGACGATCCGGGGGCTAAAATCCGGTCTTTATACCTGTGGGACGGATATATGTATATACAGGGACACAGGGAACAGCGTTTCACCATTTACAAAGGGCAGTTAGACAAGATACGAGGCTATGTTCTGGCAGGAGTGAATGCCAGGTATTACAAAAGATCGAAACACAATCAAAACACGGAAAGATATGATAACGAAGAAGATTTTCAAGACGCGGACGGAATGGGAAACCTATCGTAATTCCCGATTCATGGTCGGAGGGTCCAACATCGGGACTATCTTAGGCCTTAATAAATACGAAACGCCCTTAGCCTATTGGATGGGGCTGAAAGAGGGCGCCAGAGAGGACAATGCCAACGTGCACCGGGGTCGATTCATGGAAGACGGTATAGCGCGCTGGTTCGAGCACGAAACAGGCTTGAAGGTTATCCGGCGCAGCGAAGAAATCGCCGTTTACCGCAACGACAAATATCCGGAGTGGATGCAAGTGGCTCCGGACCGGGAGCTGTTCCAAAAAGATACGAGCGTAAAAACGGGGCGGCCGCTGCTGGAAATCAAGGATACGCGCCTTATCGTCGATTTTGACGATCCGACGACAATTCCGGACGAATGGTACGCGCAGGTACAATATCAAATGGCGATAATGGAACGGGAAGCCGCCTATCTTGCCATCAACGACGGAGAGAAGAAAATGAAGGTGCGCCTTATCCAATACGATCCGTTATTCGCTGCGAATATCATCGAAAAGGCGTGCGCATGGGTCGAGCGGTATATTCTGGGCGACGAGCGCCCGGAGCCGGAGAACGGGAAGGACGTACAACTTATTCATCCTGTTTCGGAGGCGGGGTCGAAGAAAGTGGGAAAAGAGGCTCGTATTCTGTACGACAGCGCACAGGTATATAAGAGAGCCTACGAGGAAGCGAAAGCGAAATTTGAGGCCGCAAAATCGCAAATAGAGGCACTTTTCGATTCGCGTGACACGTTGGAGTTGGACGGACTGCCGATAGCGACGTTCAAAACGCAGACGAGACGGGGTTTTCGGACGGAAGATTTTGCCCGCGATCATCCGGATTTGTATAAAAAATACCTGGGCACGTCGCAATATCGCGTATTGCGTCTGATAAAAAACAAATAAAGAGGGAAGGAGATAATTATGAATATGAAAGAGATAACCGCGCAGTCCAAGGAAATATCGGTAAGATCGCAGACGGCCAGCGTCACGCTGTCCAACTACGACACGGTTAAAAAGTGGCTAGGTAAAGGGAGTATGCGGGATATGTTTTTCGCAGCGTTAGGCGAGCAGAATGCCCCGCGTTTCATGCAAACGATCCTGATGGCCATGCAAAACCCGGCACAGTCGGGGCTGATGAAGTGCGACCCGAAAACGATTCTGCGCTCGGCGATGGTAGCGGCATGCACTAAATTATCCATTGACCCGAACCTGTCGCAGTCGGCGCTTATCCCGTATAAGGATCAATGCACATTCCAGATCATGCGCAGGGGGTTGCAGCAACTGTCCCTAAGAACAGGGACGGTAGGACGCTTGGAGACTGCGAGGGTGTACGAAGGAGACATATTATCGCACAACCCCTTTACGGGAGAATTCGTGTACAACGTAGAGCCCCACGAACGCGACGTGCTGGTAGGATACATGGGATATATCCGTTTGCTCACAGGCTTTGAAAAGTATGTATATATGACCGTAGAGGAGCTGCGGGAATGGGGCATGCGTTATTCCAAATCCTACAATTCCAAGGACAAATACGGCAATTGGTCGGGCATGTGGCGCACGTCGTTCGATGTAATGTGCGATAAGACGATAGGGAAAAGGGTTGTGCGCGAAGGCGGCATAATAGACCCGTACTCCTCGGAGCCGATGACGCAATTAGCGATGGGAATGAAGTTTGACGGGGCCACCCCCTTGGGGGATGATCTGCTCACGTTGGACAGCGAGGCGATATATCCCGATTCTCAGACGGCGGAAGGCGCGGCTGAAGTGCGTGTAGAAGAGGGGAAGGAGGCTTCGATATGATGGTGGACACATCCTATTTGCATACTGTGGCATGGATAGCTGAGAAAACGGGACGAAAATACATTACCGTGCATTCATGGGTCCGGCGGGGCAAGTTGAAAAGCGTGATGATAGACGGCATCCCGATGGTATGCGAGATGGATTTTCCGGATTGGTTGAACATAATGATAAACGATCATGAAGCGAACAAAAAGAAAAATACTTCGGAAGTTGCTGGGGATGAGTGATAATATGTCCGGATACATAAGAATAATACAGCTGTTGGGCATGTTTACAACAGTGATTATAGGCACGGACAAGGTAGAATATAACAAGGGGGACAAATCATGTGCTTCTGAAAAGGATATACCGTCAGCTACATTATATGACCCTCAAACGCTCGATGATTCCATAGCCGCGTTGCGAAGTATGGGTATGAAAGCAAAAGACGCCAAGGATAATGCAAAATTAGTTCTTTCGACTTTAGGGGATATGCCAGTAGAAGATGTGGTACGAGAGGTTCTACGCATGTCGTGGAAAGGTAACAGAACATGAAGATAGAACCCACCAGCGACTGCCGGGTCTGCATTCATTGCGCCCCAAAAGACCGATCAGAACATTTGTTTTGGTGTTTGGCGACCGGTATGCAAACCCCGAACTTTCCTAAATGGTGCAAGCACTTCGTCCGAGATGATACTGCCGATCATATTCCCGAGGCCGGGAAAAAGATAGAGACGAAAGCAAAAAAGCCCCGTAAAAGGCGGTGATAAGAGAAAAGTTTCTTATATTTGCAATGACGGTTGGAGACGTCGCATATATGAGAATAATATACCCTTCAAGTAGGCTCCTTGGCTCCAAACAAGGAACCGAACGAAGGGTTTTTTGTGGTAGGCATGAAAAGGAAAGATAGTTTCATAATTCATGACGGTTTTTTCGACTTGTTGTCGGCGTTACCTCCAGATAAATGCAAAGAGATATTAATAGCCTATGGCAAATATGCCCTCAATGGAGAGGAGCCGGCATTCGATGACCCCATAATGGCCGCAATATTCAAGAGAGAAAAGGCGATAGTAGATTCGGACAATCGTAAATATTCTGAAATATCGGAAATTAGAAGGCGGGCTATCATGAAAAGGTACGGTAAGAAATCAGATTCAGATACTATACAAAAGAATACAAATGAATACAAAAGTAGTTTTTGTAGTACAAAATATACTGATACTGATACTGATACTGATACTGATACTGATACTGATACTGATACTGATACTTTAAATAACCTCCCCTACCCTCCTATACAGGAGGGAGATGAAAAATACGTAGATGATAAAAATTCGAACGATGATACAAGGGATAGGCCCTCGCCACGAAAGAGAAAAGAAAAAAGTTCCGCGAAAAAAGAAAAGATAGATTTGTTCGAGATGGGGATCGACATAGATATGATCCCCGTAGTGGAAAAGTGGCTGGCATACAAAACGGAGCGACACGAATCGTACAAACGAAAAGGCATAGAAATGTTTTACAAACGGCTTATGGAACTTTCCGGAAGGTCGGTAGTAAGGGCTGAGAGGATCATCGAGCAATCTATGGCTAATAACTATGCAGGTATATTTGCTTTAAAATCTATGGGAAATGGGAAAGAATCAAAAAGTGAGCAGGAGGAAATTGAATCCCTTATGCGAGCAGTTGCAGAAGGTATCGCCATCGCTCGTACTCCTCAACAAGAATAGCTATGAGATTTCAGTATTTGGGAGTGCGCCCGCTTCTGACAAGGAGATCGCAATAGCTGTATATAGATTGAAAACGTGTTTTCCAGAGATGGGCGAAGGTTTTTTCAAAATATTGTCGGAACGTATTTCAAAATCTGGAATGAGTGGCAAGAGGCTCGAATACTCAGTAAACACAGTATTGGATACATTTACATACAGAAAACTGACCATAGCGAATATTCTAAGTCTGGATATACGATGCAAGGTAATAACATACGAGGCGATGTGTAATGAGGCCATGAAGAACGGATGTAGTACGGATATATATGCACCAATACAAATAACGGGCATGAATAAGCCGCTGTGGATAACGAGAGAGGATAAATACAAGTATAATATACCTGATGAAATATAAAGCGCAACATAAGCTATTTTGACTATGACCCACGCATCCCTTTTCAGCGGCTTCGGCGGCTTCGATCTTCAAGGCGATTAAATAATACGAGAAGCAATGAGAATAGGCTTGGTAGATATAGACGGGCATAATTTTCCGAACCTTGCGCTGATGAAACTGTCGGCATGGCATAAATCACAAGGTGATTCGGTAGAGTTCGCCAATCTGATGTTTGGCTGCTACGATCGTGTGTACATGTCGAAAGTCTTTACCTTCACGCCGGACTGTTCGGATATATATCATTGCGAGGTGATTCGGGGAGGTACGGGATTCCGGGATTATACAACGACACTACCCGAGGAGGTAGAGCATATTTGCCCTGACTATTCGCTCTACGGAGTAGAGGAAGCATACGGGTTTCTTACCCGAGGCTGCCCAAACCGCTGTCCGTGGTGCATAGTTCCGCACAAGGAAGGAAGCATCCGCCCGGCATCCCCGATACGGGAGTTCATCGGCAATAAACGCCGGGCTGTTTTGCTCGACAACAATGTGCTGGCTTCGGGCTTCGGACTGGAACAGATCGAAGAGATTGTTCGGATGGGTATTTCGGTTGATTTCAACCAGGGGCTTGATGCCCGGAGGGCGTGCGATGATCCCTACATCCTCGACCTGCTGGCGCGGGTGAAATGGATAAATCATATCCGATTTGCTTGTGACAGGATGTCGCAGTTGGAATCGGTGGTAAAGTGTGTGGAGGAATTGGGGCATAGAGGTGTTAAGCTTTATAAAATCTTTGTTTACTGTTTGATTCAAGATGTAGGCGACGCATTGGAACGTATCAACGCCTTGCGGAAATTAGGTGTAATTCCGTTCGCGCAACCATACAGGGATTTCGACAATAATATCGAACCGACAAAAGAGCAGAAGCGATTGGCCCGATGGTGCAATCATAAGGCAATTTTCAAGAGTGTAGAATTTAAAAACTATAAGGGATGAAAGAGCAAGTTACAAGCATCGAGCAGTCGAAGCGATTGATCGAACTGGGCGTGCCGGCGGAGAAGGCCAGCATGGTATGGTTCCCTGAGTATAAAATTGTGGGCAATGCAATACGAATAGACCCGAACGGTAATTATGAGCTTATTATAAAACGCCCATATATCGTGGAAGATAAAGTAGTTCCCGCCTTCACGGTAGCGGACTTGATCGCCATATTACCGACTGTTTGCGGAGATTTTCAGATTGGATTAGATCGAGTGAGAAAAGATAGTACCCATATTTTTTATGAAGCTCCCGACCAAGAACCAAGCATAGTGTTTTTCATAGAAAATTCACTCATCGAATCTTGTGTGACGGCGATAGAATGGGTTCTATCCAACAATTATAAGCTGAACATATAAAACAGAAAACAAAGGTATGAGAACGATTAAATATAGAGGCAAGCGCCTTGACAATGGGGAATGGGAGTATGGCGACCTGTTGCAGTACGATGATAGGGATATTTCTATCGGAGTGCACGGTAGAAATTGCTCAATCCACGGCTTGTATGCAGATATATATCTCCGTGTCGTGTTGGTCGATAAAGATACCGTCGGGCAGTACACGGGTCTGAAAGACAAGAACGGGCAGGAGGTTTGGGAAGGGGATATATTCAAAGATAGTAGCGGAGTTTTGCGGTCTATCTTCCGAGTTCCCGGCGGCCTTGCTTTCGAGGATAACCCGGTAGCGTTCGGCTATGACCATAGGTCCCCGTTATATCCGTATTCGGCCTTGGCTGAGAGCCAAAACGAGGCATGGCTTTATCAATGTTGCGAAGTGATTGGCAACATCCACGACAACCCCGAATTACTGAAAGGAGGTGAGCAATGAAAAGCGAAAGAGCAAGACAGTATTTGTTGAAAGTCGTAGCACCGATAGCGCCAATGTATCCCGGTTGTCCGGAAGAATGCGACTTGAAACTGATAGAGGCTAAACGAGCTGTCGAGTTAGCCGAGCAGGATGCCGAGATGCGAATGCGGGAGAAAGCACATAAGATTATCAAGGAAATGATGGAAGGCATTTTTCAAGGCGATATGCCCCAAAAGATAGCCGACGAATTTAGCCAAAAACTGAACGAGGAATGAAAAAGATAATGTTTAACGACCGATACGCCTTGACGGATGCAGCGATCGAGGGTATAAAGACAAATACGAGACGGATTGAGGGAGGCGATCAATTCCAATTAGCAGCTAATAGCGCTGAAGAATTCTTTTATGAGAAAGATGCCGGATATATTGTCATGTGCCGTCAAGGTGTTGAAATTTTTAGACATAAATGCCGATACAAGGTCGGCGAGATCGTGGCCGTGGCACAGAGCTACAACTCGTTTTACGACGACACCTATAATCCGGTGTTGTTCCCGGCCGGTGCTGGGTGGGACAACAAGATGTTCGTCAAACCGGAACTTATGCCCAACCAAATCCGCATCTCCGGAATCAAGTGCGAGAGGTTACAGGATATTTCGGAGGTCGATTGCCTGAAGGAGGGCGTCAGGTATATTCCCGAAATCAACAAGTTCTATTTCGAGGATGTGAGCCGGGAAGCAGGGTTTTATTTCGATACTCCCCGCGAAGCCTTCGCCGCGCTTATCGACAAGGTTTCCGGCCGAGGAACGTGGAAATCGAATCCGTGGGTCGTGGCCTACGAATTCGATCTGTTGAAATAGCGAGATTCTCGCAAAACCTCGAAAAAACTATGGAAACAATCTTTTTCTTATGCTGTCTGCTGACGGTCAGGTGCTGCCCGTGTCGGAGAACTCCGGTAATTGTCGAAAGGCGAATCTACGTCCATGATCCGCTACCCGATTCATATCCGCACTGGATTCCTAAAACACACCGGGATTCGGTATTATGGAAAGCATCGCAGGCCGCCCGACAATCGGCGACAGAATCAACCAAACACCTAAACCCTTTATATCAATAAAATTATGGAAAACACAGTAGAAACCCTCGTCGAGGCCAAAATGCAACTCGAAAAAACGATCGACAGTCTGATCCGTGCATTCGCACATGAAAACAATTTGCCCCTGGATAAAATCAGCGGGCAGATCGGAACCCATAGACGCGTGAGTTTCATGGGGGCAATTTGTGACGATGAGTGTGTGACGAAAATAAACATAACCTTGTAATATGGACATCTCGAAAATGACAGCAGCGCAGCGCGCCGAACTGAAGGCGCAACTTGAGGCCGAAGAGCGTGCCGAGAAACAGAAACGCGAAGACGACATCGCAGCCTACAAGTCCGCCGTGGATGAGTTCTGCCGTACGAAGTTCTTTCGGCTACAGACACTGAGCGAGGAAATGCGGCGTCTCAAGGACGAAGTGTTTGCCGATGCCGAGTTGCTTATCCGGCTCAAGGAGGATTTATTCCGGACCAAATCCGACCGTCACAGCGACCAGTTCACCACTTCCGACGGTCGGCTGACCATCGCTTTGGGCAACCGGACCAACGACGGCTGGGACGATACGGTAGAGGTAGGCGTAGCAAAGGTCAAGGAGTTCATCCGCTCGCTGGCAAAGGATGCCGACTCGGCAGCCCTGACCGAGATGGTGATGAACCTGCTGGCGAAGGACCGCAAGGGAAACCTCAAGGCCAGTCGAGTACTCCAGTTGCGTGAGATCGCCCGCAGATCGGGGTATCCCCAACTTATCGAAGCCACAGACATCATCCAAAGCGCATACCGACCTGTGGACACCTGTCAGTTCATCTCCGTATCATATAAGGATGAGAAGGGCGTAAAACAGACGCTCCCACTTTCCATGGCCGCAATGGAATAATCCCGAACGGTTTTCTGCGGCGGTTCGATTCCGCCGCCGGGAACAAAAATCACGAAAGATTTGTTGGGGGGGGGAATTTCATAACTTTGCCCTGTATAACCAAAACTTAAATTCATTATGAAAAAGATTTTCTTCTTATTCCTGGCCATGATTGCCATTTCGACCGTAGGTTGTTCGGATGACAATGAGGACAACGTACAAAATGCATTGCTTGAAGGAACATTTTGGGTTCATCAGGAAAAATCGAACGGTTTACTATGGATTGAAGCCATTGAGTTCCAACGTGACGGTAAATGCGTTTATGTCTATCTGGAAAAAAGCGGATCAACGACGACGGATCAAGGAGAAGCCGTAGGAACGTATAGCTATGTTCCGCCAACGGTAACGTGTAAAGTTTCTATGGATGGAGAAACTGCAACCATGCAATTATCCGTAAACGGAGATAAGATGACGGATGAACGCGGTATGGTATTCGAAAAACAATAATAATTTGAACGGCAGTTGCTCGATTTGAAATTTGTTTCTATATTTGCCCTTGCTTACTACATATACAATCGAGGGCAAAGATCAAAAAAACGATTTTGACTCGATAAAGGAACGCCCCTATGATGGGTCGGGAGGAAACGACCGGCCAGCATTCACGCCCTGCGTATATGTGGTAGTCACATCTACGGGGGCGTTCTCTTTATCATAATTCTTATTTCTATGACTACCGATAAGAATGAAGCCGGCAACTTACTGCCGCAGGCGTTTACGTTCAACGCCTCGAACCAACAGGTGCGTACCGTCATACTCAACGGGCAGCCTTATTTCGTCGCAAAGGATGTCTGCGACGTTTTAGGGCATACAAATCCGTCCGTAGCTATCCAGATGCTCGATGATGACGAACGGGCTAAGAAAAGTTTAGGTCGTCAAGGTGAGATGTGGTTAGTGAATGAATCAGGTCTTTACAACCTTATTTTCCGCTCGAACAAGCCCGAGGCGAAGAGTTTCCGCAAATGGGTGACCTCAGAGGTCTTGCCGACTCTTCGCCGAACGGGACGTTACGAATTGCCATCGGTCCGGAAACGGGAATCAATACGTTATCCCCGTCGTGGGGAACAGATCACGGCGGATATTCTCCACCTGCTGTGGCTTATCGGCGAGAGTCTTCACCAAGGGGACCAGATCGCCGTCGCTTTGGAATTGGGGGTATCGCGTCAGACCGTAAGCCGCGTTCTGAACGGCGGACAGAAGAGCAGCAGAATCCTGATGGCTCTTTACAAGCGGGCACAAGCCAACCGGGAAGCGGATCGTCTGTACTGCTCTCCGCGCGAGATGGCGCAACTGCTCACGAGCGAATCTGCGACGCTACCCGCGCCGCTGCGGCTTCCTGCGGTGCATTTCAACCGCGGTAGCGGAGGTTCTTTGGGAAATCAGAATGCCCGCAAACACCGATCCGACCGTTGAACCTTCAAACAAGTAAATCATCATGGGACACAATAAAATCCGCAAACGTTATATGGTCACCGAGGGCGAGCTGTTCCGGCTTTACGCCGAGATCATGCAGGTGCGCCACGAAGAGCGCCGTGAGGCGTTCATGTCCGATTTCCGCAAACTGCTGCGCGAGGCGCAGCCCGTACGACTGACTGTCGAGAAAGGAGGTTCGGATGGTACGCTTTGAGCATGACAGCTACGTGATCGAAGTGCATACCGGCAGCAATCCCGTCGAAAGCTGGATGAAGCTGCACGAGGAAATCAGCTACCTGATCAGCCTCGTCGATCAAAACAACTGCCCGGAGGACGGCTTCGCCTACCTTCCGCAGTTGCTCGGGGACATGATGCCTTCATGGGAAACGGCCCGCAGGATGACCGAACATTAAGCCATTCCCGATAAATTGCTGAACCGCCGGATCAAATCCGGCGGTTTTTGTTAAATAACTGAATATATTCGAAAAATAAAGATACAAAAATCGTATCTTTGCAGGGAGGATACTTTGATTTCGAAGCCATGCCCCGCGGTCGTAACAAACACTTGATCGAGCAGCGCAATGCGGCGCTGATCCGCCGGTATTACTATTGGACGGAATTGCAGCGCCTGCGCTTCGACGACGCGCTGAAAATCCTCTCGGAGCAGGAGTTCTTCCTCTCCGAGGAGCGCATCATGGCGATCATCCGCCAGGCGTGCCGCGAATGCCGGGAACTGAAGGTGCAGCCCGTCCCGAAGGTCCGCAAGCCGCGCATCACGGCGGCCCAGTTGGCGCTCTTCGCCGGCGAATAGTCGTCATTCGGGTTTTCCGAGGTCGTCCTTCGCTGTCCATCGGAACGTCGTTTCGTAAATCTTCCAGTTATAGACCGTCGTGGAGCTGTCGCTGCGTACCCGCGACATCGGGCCGATGGAGCCTTTGGGGCGGTACCCGTGCAGAGCCTTCACCACGCGACGGTTCAGTTGTGCCCGGGCGGCGATCCGGTCGGTGGTTCCCGACCCGGCGTGTGTGTCGTCGTAGCAGTCGATGGCCAGCCGTACGGTGATCTCGGCTGTTCCGCGCTGCACGTTCGGTCCCGGTATTCCCATATCGGCCCATTCTACTCCTATGGCACTTAACAGCACGCAGGGGAATACCACGGGATATTGGTCACCGGGATTCGGTTCGAGCTGTCCGTAATCCTCGTCGATCAAGCGCAGCTCGGGAACTTTCTGCCCCAAGCGTGCGATCAGTTCGGTCAATACTTCGTTCATTTCGGTATGATTTTAAGAAGTTTCTCTTCTCCTTTGTGGAGTATCTGACGGGTAAGTGCGGCACTCGGTCCGATGAACTGCCGTTTGGGAATGCGCACCGTCAGCTTCGTTTTCTTCGTCAGCGCAAGTCTTTTCCACATTTCCGCCGTTTCGTTCGCCTCGGTCCGGTCTGGCGCTTTCGTCTTGCCGCCCCCGGCCACGAAATACCGGTACCATGCAAAGCGCCGCATTTTCGGCGTAACGGTCGGATGCGTCACGCCTCCGCTGTTGTGGATGGAGGCGTAGTCCACGTCATTGAACACGCGGGTCCGGAAGGCGGACGTCTCGTAGCGGGTCGATTTCATCAAGTGGTTGCGGCTGCTCAACAATGGCCCGTAGCGTTGTGCCGCGAATTTCCCTCCCGACTGTTGTCGCCGGGTGACGGGCCACGGTTCGAGTGCACTGTCAACGAACCCGCCCTTCCGGAAATTCTCCCGGTAGTGATTCACGGCCAGCCGCCCGATAATTGGGGGCATTTCGTCGCGCAGGAGCTTTCGGGCCGCGGTTTGGAACTGTCTGAGTTCTTTTCGGAGTTGTTCTATCGTCATTTTATCGCTCTTTGAACGGATTTCGAAAAATTATTTGGAATCCGTCGAAAAACATCTTATTTTTGCATTGTAACGACGGCCTCGAGACCTGCGGCGCGGATTGTAGTTCCGCGAGAATGGTTTCGGGGTCGTCACTTTTTCACACCCTCCAGAATCCTCGGGGAGTCCGATATGCTGTAAAACAGAATCTGTCCGTCCGTGGTCTCGCGCACGACGATCCAACTCCTGTCTCCCAAAATCCGGATCTCGAAGATATGCGAACGTTTCAGACCGGGCACCTCTTTGAAATTCGGCACGGCCCCCATGTATCTGGCCCGCCGCATGACCTCCCGCATGTTCAACAGCAGTTCGTTCTTGTGCGCATAGTGCGCATGCGGCTGGTTCAGATATTCCTTGATGCCACGCATAGTCACTTCGATCGAACGTCCGAATTCGGAATTCGTCAGCGGCTTTTCCCGGAGCGGGCCGGCCAACCTCCGCAGTTCCTTCACGCGTGCTGTATACTCTTCGGTGTGTCGGGGCACGACCTTCACATCGGCATAATCGGGGAATATCTCGTCGAGGAGTACTTCCGCGGCTTTTCGGGCGCCTTTCAATGCTTCGGTGTAGTACGGGTGCGTACCGCTGAAAATCTCGCCCGTATAGGCCGGATTTTCGTTGAGCCCGGGAGCGGCGCCGCTTCCGGACAATGCGACAGGAATCCGCTCTTCGGGGGTTCTCGGGGCATCGGTCGACTGGATACCGCATTTGCATCCCCAGACATTCCCGGGGAAATATTCCCGCCAGAATGGGTGGTGTATCGGCAGAATCAGACCGTAGAAGGCCATGTGTTCGAGTCGCGGATCCGCACTGGTACTCGGGAGCCACTCCAGATTCGGGAACAGGTCGGCTTCGGCTTCGAATTGTTGCCAGTCAGCCGCAAGATGCGCCCGCGTCACGGCCGTGTCGTACTCGGTGCGGAGCCAGCTTCCTACTTGATGGTCGGCGATCGGTGCGATGTCCCGACGCCACGTCTCGAATGATTTCAGCTTTTCGTCGGCATCGAGCAGTTGCGCTGCCATATCGTTCTGCATGCGGTGCACCTTGAAAGCAGAAAACACGGCATTGCTGCGGCGCAGTGCCTGGTAGAAGTCGAATCCCGGTTCCGCATGGGCAGGTTTGCCGTATCCGTCCGTTACGGCGCGGTTGAATTCGTCCCATACCTCTTCGAACATTTCGCGATTGATCTCCGTTCGGGGATCGAATTTCTTTTCGTAGATGTCGCGGAGCATCCGCATCAGAACCGTCGAGTCGAAAGATTCCGCAGTTTTCGCGGCCGCATTTCCGTACAGACTTTCCATTACCACCCTGAAGCCCCCGCATCGCGGTCGGGGGCGGAGCCGAAAAAATCGCGCATGCGGCTCCAGAATCCCGGTGTCATGCGGTTTTGCGGAAATGCTCCGGCAGCCTCTATGACTTCCGTGGCGCGGTTTTGCGACATTCGTGCCTTCATCTCGGCATAGTCGGCCGGGCGTTCCACGCCGTAGGTTTCGTAGAGATAGTCGTCTCCGATGGGCAACCCCATGGCCTGTAGTGTACGATCGATACCGATTCGTGCCGTCAGGTCGATGTTCTTGGGCTGTTCGTATTCGAATCTTCCTCCTGCGACGTCGATGCCCATCGCGGCGAAAATCTCCGTCATGTCGTAATTCAGCACGTTCAGCACGTAGAGTCGGTCCATGTGGTTTATGGCCTCTTCGGCGTTCTTGTGTACGGTTCCGAGTGCCTGCGTCCCGGTATCGTCGGTTTGCGTGGTGAGGGTGTTTCCCAGCAGAGCCTTGCTCTCTGCGTTGTCGCAGTAGTCCAGCAGGGTCTCGTAGAGCTGAGCACTTCCGGATTTTTGGGATGCCTCGTGCAGCTTGAGCTCAGTGCCTTCGGGATGTAGGAATATTCCGCTGGCGCCCATCGCCGTCAGGTCGCGGAGCATGGCCCGGCGCGCCTCGTCGTTGTATATGTCGTACGTCCCTTCCCGCAGAGGTTGCCCGAACAATTCCGTGTACTGAGCAAAATATCCCAGGCAATTGCGCTTGTAAATGGCATAAGGCATCACCTGCGCCAGCAATCCCAGATCGCGGGGTTTCCCAACGAAAAGCAGATCCGCATATTCGTCCCAACTGTCGCCTGTGATGTCCTGTTCGCGCCTGACAATCAAACGCCGTACGGGATCTACGTGTTTGCGTGGAATCAGGTCGTAGTCGATCCATTCGCCGTCGCGCCGGAATTGGAAGAGCGAGAACCCCCACAGCTTCGCGTCGAGGATGTCGAGAATGAAGTTTCCGAACCAAGGGGACCGCAGGTGTTCCTGCATCGCCTCGTCGACACGGTCGTTGCGGCGGAAGACGACCGGCAGGTCAAGCAACGCCGCCCGACGTTTGTTGATTACGGCATTGAGATGCGCATCCGTATTGAGCAGGTCGATATAAAGGTTGTACAGGCGCACCCTGTCGGGAAAGTCGATCCGGTCGGCATCGCGGATCGCACGCATGTAGGAGGCGATATCCACACCTCCGATCTGGGGCGCCGTGAGGATGATCGTCGCGGGAGCCTGCCCGGAGCCCACGGTCACCTTCTTGTCTTTCTTTCGGGTCATGGCTTACATGAAATTATGTTGTTTCGGATTGCTCGACACCAGATAAGGCGTCGAGGGACTTTTCCCTTCGGTAACAGAAGCCGAAGGAAGCCCGTCGACACGTATCTGCCCTTTCTGAATTCCTTTCAGCCACTCGACGGCCCGTTCGTAGCGGTCAATGCGTATCTGCGACATGTTGTGCGGATTATGGATGCAGAAGATGTGATATACGGAGATATCAAGGGCGAACATGAGCACGAGCTGGCTGCGTTGTTCTCCGCGTGCTGAGAAGATGCTGTCGCAGTCGTATACCTGCGACATATAACAGCGCATCTCGTCGATCGCGCGGTCTTCGCAGATCTCGATAACATTCCGGTCCTCGCGAACCAAGGAGTCGAGAATCTCCCGATGCACGGTGGCATCATAGTCGTCGGGGGTAATGAATTCAGCCATGTCAAATCAGGTGTTTGTTGATCAGATAGTCCTTCGCTGCCACGATCGTTACAGGAGCGAGGACGCTTCGTTTGCTGCGTATCATGCGGAAACCGCCTTCGATGCAGTCGGGGCCGTCGGCCGGATAAGAGAGCTTCATCGAAAAGAGTCGGAACTGCTTCACGAGCTCCTGCATGTCGGGATTGTCTTTCTCCGCCTCGTTGAATACGAGCTGCCCGGCTCTGTTGAGCGGTTCGAGACTGGCTTCGATGCGTGCGGCCTTGTCGCCCTTGATCGCCGTGTCGGGTAGGATCGAGAGATTGATGCCGGTTTCCCGGCGCTTTAGCGCCAGCAGCGGCTTGTACACCTGTTGAAAGAATGGGTCCTGCAGGGAGTTGTTCTCCATGAAACAGTACACTGGAACCTTCATTCCTGCCCCGGCATATCGGAACAAATGGAAATAGGCGCTGATGAAATCGTCGTTCAACCCGCGGAACAATCTTCCTTTGATGACGTACAATACATCGTTGAACATTCCGGTGAGCCATACGGCCTTATACGATCCCCCTGCTGCAGTGCGCCGCTGCGACGGCGCGGGATCCCCATAGATCATCAGGAAGGGAAATCTCGTGAGCGGCGGGACCTTCCCGAAGAACTGGCATTCGAAGATTTTGCCTTCGGCGATAGGTGTATTGAAATATTCGGCCATGGCCGATACGTAGCTCATCTTCGACAGCACGCGTGAGATCATCTCCTCGCTGTTCTTCTCCGGCCATACGGAATGTCCGTCGCGGTAATCTGCGACTCCGTTCGGTCGTTTGGAGTCGACCATCCGCAGGTTTACGATGTCCCAATGGTCCGCCATGGCTCCGGCCCGTTTCACGCAACAGTCTTCGGCGATGATGTTGCCGTTGAACACGACCAGCGTCCCTTCCGAGACGGAACGGGTCGGATAGAGGTCCTTTTCCCACCATGCCCACTTCTTACCGAGAATATCGGGATTCAAACAATCGGGAATAGTGTCGAAATCATCGACGCGCAGCACGTCGGGACGTACGGACTCGTTCTTGACGCCTCGCGGAGTCTCCCCGGCACCTATGGCCATGAATGTTGCGCCACAGCGGGCCTTGAAGAAGTTTTCCGACCATTTCCCGAGCGTCGGCTGATCCCCGTAGTATTGTTTGATGCGGCGGTTCGCCTCCAGTTCGGCGCGGTAAGGCATCAGCAGACGCACGGCGGCTTCCCGGGTGTTGCTGGCCATCACGAAGAACCGTTTTCGGCGTGTCAGCGCAAGGTAAAGGTCTTCGAACATCCCAATGGTGGATTTCGCCAGCTCGCGGCTCCAACTTCGAACCTCGAACCATTCCGGATGTGCCAGCACGCGGCGCACGGCCCGCACCTGAAAGGGGGCGAAAGGATACTTGGCATACTGGGGAAAGAAAAAGAGGAACCATGTCAGCGGGTCAGATTCCAACTGTGTACGGTGCCGTTCGATCTCGGACTGAGTCATAGCCTCGTCGATCGTGGTGGCGTTGTAGACGGATTGTTTGAGCTCTTCCCAGTAACGGAGAGCATCGCGGTCGACCTGCTTCATCGTTTAGTCATTTTGGCCTTGATGAAGGCATCGAACAATCGGGTGAACTCCTTGGCCTTCTCCAAATCCACGGGACGCAGGAAGTCGATGAACGAGGCTCCTACTCCCACTATCTCATGGATTCCGGCATCGGTCTGCAATTTGTTGATCGCCGTTGTCAGCTTGACGATCGTGTCGGCTTCCTTGGCGTTGGCATAACGCTCTCCCGTTTCCCGGTTGAGAATCGTAGTGTTTATCTCGATGATCTGCCGGTGCAGGTTGCGAATCTGTTCTTCGGCCGTCATGGAGATCGATGCTTTCAACTCATCCCACTTCTCGGCGGCCATCCAACGGATGATAGTCTGGCGGCTGACGCCCACACGTTCGGCGATCTCGGCCTGCGTGAGGTTTTCGCGCAGGTAAAGCGTACGAGCGAATTCTTTCTGCTGTTGTCGGGATATCGCACTCATCTGTCGTCGGATTTTGATGCAAAAATGACATCTAAAAAGGAGGAATTCAAACTGCTGGAACAGCAAACCAATTTTATAATCATATTATTGATTTATAAAGTTTCATCATGTTTTGTCGGTTTGCAAAGCGATGAAATAGCGCTCAATTTTGCGGCAAAATCTAACGTATCATGGAGCACAGAATCGTGGACATCATCGACGGCACCGACGAGTGTTGCATCATGCTCTACGGCGACATTGGGGACTGGGGAAGCATACAACCCGAGGACATCGTCAAGAAGCTGATGACAGCCGAGAGCGAAGGCCGCCGGATCGACGTGCGTATCAACAGCGTCGGCGGCGAAGTGTACGCCGCGTTGGCGATCTTCAATGCCCTGCGCGCTTCGCGGGCGGACATCACAATTTACATCGACTGCTTGGCAGCCAGCGCTGCCTCTGTGATTGCCGGCTGCGGACGTCGAGTGAAGATCGCCTCGAACGGCCGTCTGATGATCCATTCGGTTCGGGGATATGCTGAAGGAACCGTCGAAGAGATCCGGAACCACGTAGCGGAGATGGAACAACTCGAAGCGATCCTGTGCGACATCTACGCACAGCGAACCGGACAGAGCACCGAACAGATTCGGAACTCCTATTTCGACGGAAAAGACCATTGGCTGACGGCTTCCGAGGCTTTGCGCCTGGGGTTTGTCGACGAGGTATTCGATACTGAAGCTCCGGATGATATGGCACCGTCGGGAGTAACTCCCCGGCAGATCTGCGATGCCTATACGCAGCGATATATCAATTCACTCGAAACACAAACTTCAAAAGACAAGACTATGTTCAACAAACTCAAGGCCCGTCCGCGCTTCATTGATTGCGCCGACGAGGCAGCAGCCATTGAGAAAGTGGCCGAACTGGAGAACCAAGCTGCCACAGCGGAGACTCTGCGCGCCGAGCGAGACGCCCTGAAGGAAGAGCGCGACCGGTTGAAAGCCGAAAACGAAGAGTTCATCCGCAGGGAGCAGGAAGCCGAGGATGCAGAGATCCGCAACATGGCCGATGAATATGTTCAGGACGGCCGCATCCCCGCGGATCAGAAGGATAACGCGCTGGCGATGCTGCGGGCCAACAAAGCGACGGCCCGGGCGTACTTCGACTCGCTGAAGCCCAAGCGTCGCATCATCGACCGACTCGACAAAGGCGACGGGGTGCAGTCCGATCCCCTCGAGGAGCGCAAAGAAGAGGTCCGCAAACGTCTCGGACGCTGATTCCCCAAAACATCAAATTCATACGATTATGGCACAGAACCCCTCTATTCAAACCAACTACGGCGGTGAATTTCTGAACCGCCTGCTGACGCTGGTGACCACGGGCAACGAACTGTTCGAGCGCGGACTGATCCACATGGAGCAGAACGTGAGCGACAAATATTCGATCCCGCGCATGCAGCTCTCGAAGATCCTCCAGAAACGCGTCGAACAGCCTACGGAGGCGAACTCGAAAGGTCAATTCACTATCGACGAACGCGTGTTGCAGCCGCAGGACGTAATGGCCTACACCGAATTCAATCCGCGCTCGTTCGAAAAGTTTTGGAAGCCCTTTCAGCCTACCGGTGAACTGGTTTTCGGAGAGCTCCCGTCCAACGTTCAGGAGCAGATGCTGCTCGAAATCGCCAAGGTCGCCAAGAACGAACTGGGCTACCATTTCATCAACGGCGTGCAGGGCGACGGCGAGGACCAGTTCTTCAACGGCATTCTGACACGCATTTTCACCGACTCGGAGACAATCAAGGCCACCACGACGTCGACCAAGCAGCTCGGACGCCTGCGTGCCGTATGGGCCAAGGTTCCTGCGGCGATGCGCAACAACCCCAACTTCTGCTTCCTGATGTCGGCCAACGACCTCGATGCCTACGACGATGAAATCACGGATTCGTCGAAAGGCAAAGACCCCACGGCCGTCAATGCGCCCCGGTTCAAGGGCAAGCGCATCGAAGGGTTGGCAAACTGGCCCGACGGAGTGATCGTGGCGACAGTCGCCAGCCTCGACATCGACTCGAACCTCTGGGCCGCCTGCAACCTGGTGTCCGATACCACGGCCATCAAGGTCGACCGTGTGACCAACGCTGGAGAACGGTTCTTCTTCAAGATGCTGATGAAGATCGACACCAACATCGTGTGGGGACAGCTCGCCGTCCTGCTCGACACGCGGACGGTCAAGCTGACGCCCACGACACTCACGGAATTCACCAAAGACGGGGGTACCCAGACCGTGAAAGTCGAAGCATCCTCGGAGGAGTGGTCAGTAACGACATCCGCGGCGTGGATCACGGCTACCAAGGAGCAGGGACAGTTCAAGGTCGTCGTTCCCGCACAGGAAGAAGAAGGCGAAGCCCGCACCGGATCGGTAACCGTGAAACTCGGTGGGGTGACCAAGAACCTCGAAGTCAAACAGGCAGCCTATTCCGCATAGTTATGAAACCCGCGGATTTTAAACGCCATTACTATCCGGCTATCGAGCGGGTCTGCGCCGAGACGGGGCTGGATCCCCTGTTCGTGGCGGCGCAGGCCGCGCTCGAGAGCGGATGGGGCGACTCGTCCATCGGCAACAACCTCTTCGGTATCACGGCCGGCGACAAATGGACGGGTAGACGGCAGACCGTACGGACATTCGAATACTTCCCCGACGATCGGCAGGGCGGCAGGTTCAAAAAGGTGTATTCAATCACGCCGCTGCGCGACGGGCGTTTTCGCTACGAAGTAGACCGTGACTTCCGCGACTACGATACCCTCGAGCAGGCCGTTCGCGACCATGCCGCGATCCTCTCGTCCCGCCGCTATTTGCCGGCGATGGATTATAAGAACGATGTGGCGCGTTTCGCCTACGAGATCGCCAAGGCTGGCTACTGCACGGCCGACCCGGCCGAGTATGCCGATCTGATCTCGTCGATTGCCCGCATGCTCGAACGAGTGTAAAGACCTTTTCAACGATTCAACGATGGATAACTTCTGGATGCAAATACTGGCATTTGCCCTTCCGGGCGGATTCCTCGGCAGCGTCTTCACCTGGATCTTTTCCCGCCGCAAACGGAACAACGACTTCCTCCGGGAACTGCAGGATTCGATCAACCTGCTGTCGAACGAAAACAAGGAGATTCTCAAGGAGAACGTCCTGCTGCGTAGGGAGAACGTCGACCTCAAGGCCAACCAGGAAGAGATGCTCGTGCGCATCGACCGATTGACCAAGGAGGTCGAACGCCTCCGGGAAGCCATCGGGAAAAAGACCGGTTATGAAGACAAGACGACTTCTGCTGCTCGCCGCGCTTCTGCTGGCGGCATGCGCTCCGACGAAGCAAACGATCCGCGGCAGGACGGAGTTTCGAACAGACTCCGCACGGAGCATACACGTCGCAGAGCGAATTGCCGACATGCAGACGACACAAACGGCGACGACCCTGCAGCAGACAGAGTACTCGATTCTACGCTCGGTACGGACGGAACCGGTGCCGCAGCGGACGGCCCGGGTGAACTTGACGGAAGAGAACCTCCGTAGGCTTCCTGACGGGGCATCGTTCACGGCACGCGACGGACAGCTGACTCTCGAAGCACGCCGTGACGGAGATACCCTCCGTCTGTTGGCCCGTTGTGATTCGCTGTCCCGCCGTACGGAATATTTCGAAGCGACGGCCGCACGGCAGTCCGAACGGATCGACTCCCTCGAAAGACGGCTTTCGGAGGCTCGACAAGCCTACGACTTGCTCGCCGAGATCGCTTTTTCGGACCATACACGCACCTCGGAAGAGCGGACCCGTACGTCTTCGCACCGGGGTTGGTGGTTCGCATTCGGACTCGCGGCAGGCTGCCTGGGTGGATGGTGGGCCCGCAAAACAAACCTATTCGAAAAACTTTTTAAAATATTCTGATTATGTCTAAACGATCTGTAATTCAACGTAACGATGGCTACCTGATGCTGCTCGACGCCGTCTATTTCAATGGCAAGCGTATCGGCAACATTTCCGAAGAAGGCCTCGACTGGAGCGGCGAGGATGCCCAGACTGTCGAGCTGTGGGCCGCGCAGATCCGTACCAATCCTGTCCTGGACATCGAAACGCGTGCCGCGACGAACGAAATCACCGGAAAGATGATCGAGATGATCCCCCAGAACTGCGTAGATCTGATGGGCGGGAAGGTCGTCGGTGAGGAGTGGCAGATGCCCGCCAATTCGATGCGTGTCGAGGGTGACGTACGTATTCTGGTCGGCACGGGCAAAACCGTAAAACTCAAGCGTGTATCGCTGCGCGCTTCGAAGATCCGCGGCGGACTGGGCGGTGAAAACGTGCTGGGCATCGAATTCGGACTGAAAGTCCTGGCGCCGAAGGACGGATCTTCTCCCGGTTCAATTCTGCCTACGGAGCCGTTCATCGAGGCCGAACCGACATCGCTCACTTTCGAACAGGCCGGCGGGAGCAAGACCGTCGACATCGAGGCATCCGGACCGTTCTCCGTAGGAGCCGTTCCCGAAGGATTCTCGGTAGAGATTGTCAACGGGCGTGTCACGGTGATCGCCGAGACCAACGACGGGGAATCTCCCCGTTCCGGAAGTCTGGAGTTCATTCTGGAGGCTGATCCCGAAACGAAGGCTACCGTGTCGCTCTCGCAGCCCAACGCTTAGGCCATGAAACGCAATGTCGAACTGGAGGCGGCGGAAGCCCTGCTCGACGCGGGGATTCTGCTGCCTTTGCTCCGTATCCGCCTGCCGCGGAGGCACGAATGGGTTCTGCGGGTGACGATGCGCCGCCCGTGCCTGGGAGGTCAGATGCGTATCGTGCGCCACTACCTGAAACTGGGGATTACGGCTCAGCAATGGGCCGCATTCTCCGAAGACGAAGAGCGTATATTTTTCCGCCAGCATGCAAAGAGACTTTCGCTGATGCTGGCGCTGACGATATGCCGGGGGTATCTTTCCGGGATGCTGCTGGCACCGCTCGTGGCATGGCTCATCCGCTGGAAGGTTCCGCTCGAATATCGGATCGAGGCGCAGCGGTGGTTCCGCAAGATGCGGGGAACACGGGATTTTACGAGTATTATCGAATCGGCCGAAAGGATCAATCCCTTCCGGTACGAGACGAGCCGCCCCACAAGAGCAGGAAAGGGGAGTTAAGAACTGTTTACGAAAGTTCTCATAGCCCCTTCGGAATCGTCTGGCAGATCGCGTCGGCTACAGGATGGACTCTGCATTATATTCTGTGGAAGGTGAACTTCCAGACCCTTGCGATGATGCTGGCCGATGCGCCGCATTATGAAACCCTCCCGGCGAAGCGCACGGGTGTGACGTCTCCGGAAGAAAGCCCCGATACCGCACAACTCTTTCAATCGAAACTGAACCTGTAATGAAACCCGTCGAGATCGAATTCCTTGTCAAGAACAATACCCGCCAGGGGCTTTCCAAAGTCTCAGGCGGGATCGACGGCGTGGAGAAGGACGCCACGGAGACGAAGAAGAGCATTCAGGCTTTGGAAGCCGAGATCGCCCGTCTGCAAAACGTCATTTCTCAAACCCCGCAGATGGATCAAACGGAGAATATCCGTCAGATCGAGAGCCTGAAGCGGCAGCTTCAGGCTCTGCAGGCAACGGCCCAAAGCACCGATCTGGTGCCAGCAAGCGCTCCGAAGGCCGTAAGGACCTATAATGGATTGAACATGTCGATTCAGCAACTTGCCCGTGAGCTGCCGGTATTGTCCATGGGCCCGCAGATGTTTTTCATGGCCATCTCGAACAACCTGCCGATCTTCACCGACGAGTTAGCCCGAGCGCGGCGTGAATACGAGATGCTGACGGCAAGTGGTCAAAAAGCAACTCCCGTATGGAAACAGGTGTTGTCTTCCATCGGATCGTTCCAAACGCTCATGGCCGTAGGGATAGCCCTGTCCGTCGCTTACGGAAGGGAGATCGGAAATTTTGTCTCGAGTTTGTTCCGGGGCGAGGCCGCTGCACGAACCATGGCCGATGCACAACGCGAAGTGAATGAAACGATGATCGCCGATGCCGCGGATTACGGCAAACAGGTCGCCGCGGTCCGGTCTTTGAGTGCCGCATGGAAAACCCTCGGAGACGATCTTGAAACCCGGAAAAAATTCATCGAAGACAACAAGTCCGAATTCGACAAACTCGGAGTCTCAGTGGGTAATGTGCACGATGCCGAGAACCTGCTGGTGACTAATACCGATGCGTTCGTCGCATCCCTTGAGCGACGGGCACGGGCTGTGGCGGCCCAGCAACTCGCCGCCGAGCAATACAAGAAAAGCCTCGAATACGAAATCAAAGCCCAAGAGCTGGAGAATAAAGCTGCGGATGTTCGTAAAAACGAGGAGATCGACATGACGGCTTATGCTGCGGATACCCGCTTCGGAGCCCGCAGCGCCTCGGAACTGGCGGAGGAGCGGGCCAAATCGTTCGAGGACGAAGCAGCACAGCTCCGTAAGCTCAAGGCCGAAACCGACAATTATGCGTCGTCGCTGCTGCAGATACAGCGATCCGAAGAGGAGGCCGGAAACAAGATACTCGAAAATGCCGGAATCCTGTCTGCTGACACAATATCGGGAAAGACCGTTGGCTCCGGCTCGGTAGAACCGCTTCTCCGACAATATGCCGAAGCACAACGAAAATTCAGGGAAGAAATCGACGAACAGTCCGTAGCGCAGATGGAGGACGGCTTCGCCAAAGAGAGGGCGACAATCCGTCTGAATTACGAGAAAAAACGCCGGGAATACGAGACGCAGGAACACGAAACACTCGCTCTCATAAAACGACTGCGCACTGCCGGTGCGAACATCGGTTCCGATGCTGAGAAGTCGGTGATGGCCGAAACGGACGCCTTAGTGGCGGGTGCGGTTGAACTCCGGGACCAGGAGTTGGCAGAGGTAGATCGCAAAGAGACCGAATCGTTCGATAAGTTGCTGGAAAAATACGAAACTTACCAGCAGGGACGATTGCGGATTGCCCGGGAATACGATGCGGAGATTGCCAAACTCGCAGCGAATCCGGAAAACCAAGAGATCGCTCGTCGAGCAAAACAAAAGGCTCTTGATGACTTCACGGAACGTTTTGCCGAACAATTTCCGGAGTTCGAAACCTGGTCAAATCGGATCATTACGGCCTCGGTCAAGAAACTGGATGAGCTATTGATCGAAGTCCAAGAAAAGTTGGAAAACTTGCAGGGCGAAATTCCCGGCGACAATAATGCTATCGCTGTACTACAGGCAGCGAAACAGAAGATTGAAAAAAGGCGCGCTGAATTGAACGCCAAAAAGAAGGAGGAAGAGGAAAGAGCTATGGACACGACCTCCTGGACGGAACTACACCGTGTGCTTACGGATGTCGTCGATACATTCAATGAGGTCGGCGAAGCTATCGGGGGTGCCGCCGGAGAAATCATTTCGGTAGCAGGCAAGGTTTCCGCCTCGACGCTGCAGATGGTCAATGCCATCCAAGCCTACCGCACGGCAAAGTCAAACGGAAATAAACTTGGCATGGCATCGGGTATTTTGGGAGGTATTTCAGCTGGAGTCAGTGCCCTGACATCCATTTTCAGCCTTTTCAAAGGCGGAGAGACTTCGTTGGAGCGTAACCTGCGGCTGGCCCGGGAGTTCAATGAGGAGCTGCGCATCATGAAGGAACGGTCGAAGATCAATTCGGACACCTACGACTCGATCTTCGGAGATCGGCTATACGATCGTTACAGGCAGAATGTCGAGGTCGTGCGGACTGCCCTGGATGGGTTGAGCGAAACGCAGGAGCAGATCATGACCCGCGGCAAGGAGGTCTTCGAGCCGTTCAGCAAAGGCTCCACGGGTTTGGCTAACCTCGATAAGGTGGCCAAGACTTGGGAAACGGTTGCCGACTCGGTCTACAACATGCAGGTGCAGACCCGCCACTCGACCTGGTTTCGTTCGGCCAAATACAAGTCGCTGGGAAGCCTTGTTCCGGAGTTGTTCGACGACGGGGAACTCAATATGGAGGCGCTCAAGGAGTTCGTCGAGAACGGTGGAGATACCTTTAAGCATCTGTCGGATGCAAACCGGGAGCTGCTGCAGTCTCTGGTCGACGACTGGGAAACTTACGAGGAGGCCATCGGTGCGGTAAACGATTATCTGCAGGACATATTTGGAGATTTGGGGAATACACTGACCGATGCCTTGGTCGATGCGTTCGAGAACGGTACGGATGCGGCCGACTCGTTCGTGGAGAGCGTAGGACAGGCCATGCGGAAACTGGCCAAGGATATGATCTACTCGAACACCCTCGGACAGGTATTCGAGGATGCGGAAAAACGTTTCGATGAGATAAACAGGGAAAGCTATTCCGACGAAGAACGGTTCTCGAAATGGTCCGAAGCCATGCAGCAACTCATGACCGATGCGCTCGGACAACAGGATGAATTCAACAAGCTATGGGCCGAATTTCGTCGCATAGCAGCTGAAAGCGGTATCTCCATAGACAGCATGGAAAATACCACGCAACAGAGCGGTAAATCCGGAGCGATGCAGACCGTGTCGCAGGAATCGTTTTCCAGAGTCGAAGGATTGGTTACGTCGATCCAGATTCATTCGGCGAATTTCGACGACAACCTCGAAGGAATCGTTCCGGTGCTCGGCCAGTCGTTGAACGCACTGCAAACAATCGCCGGACATACGGGATCGCTACCCCAAATATATGAACTGCTCGAAGCGATACGTCGCGACGGCCTAAAGGTAAACTGACATGGAAGTACTCGAAGGATTGTTTTTCATCAATGATACGGACGTATATGCCCGCTTCGGGGCTTTCCTTGCAGAGACAGCCGAGGACCGACACGACAACTACGACTCACTGCTTGCACCGCCGACGCTCAAGGAACAACCCGAGGTCTCGTTTCGGGAGGAAAACGGCGTACGGACACCGGATACGCTGACGCAGGCGTTCGATGCCCGGGATATCATGCTCAGGTTCGCCATTACGGCCCCAGACGATACGGCCTTCCTTTCTCGGTATGTCGCATTCGTGAACTTCCTCAAATCGGGAGACAACGGCTATCTGACACTACGGCTCGCCGATGTGGGAATGGAATTTCGGGTTTACGCCGTCGGATTCTCGGATTATTCACAGTTGATCCCATTCGGCAACGGAGAGATCGCAGCATCTTTCTCAGTCAAGTTCCGCGAGCCGAAACCTACGTTTTTCGGCCCCGTTCAGCAAACAGGAAAATAACGTTCAAACAATCTTCGAATGGAACTCGGAATATATTCAAAAGACGGACGTTTGAAATTATCGGTCGCTCCCGGAGATAATGGGGCCTGTTCCTGTGGTATTCAGGAAGAGAGTATTCTGGCGGTCTCCTTTACTGCGTTCGAGTGTATAGCGCTCGAAGTATATGACTATGCGGATTTCGAAGGTCGGCGCTATTGGATTCTCGAACGTTACCTGCCGCAGATGAACGCCCGGCGGGAATGGACCTATTCTATCCGTATGTCCGGAGCTGAAGGACTGGCAGGTCAAACCCTGATGGTCAATCCGGAGGATGACGACAATCCCGTACTGACACTTTCTGCTCCGGCACGCGAACATGCCGCGCTCATTGTCGCGAACATGAATCGCAGAACCGGTACTACAGAATGGAAAGTCGGCGAAGTGGTCGTCTCGGAGTACATCGATATCGAATACACGGGCAAATACGCCTCCGATGCACTTTCCGAGCTCTCCGCGGCGGCAAAAACAGAATGGTGGTTTGACGGCATGACGCTCAATATCTCGCGCTGCGAGTTCGGCGAATGTATCCCTTTGTCGTATGGGAACGGTCTGATCCGAAATATCAGCCGCAACATAGCAGAAGGAGTGAAGTTCTTTACCCGGCTTTTCCCGGTGGGATCGTCCCGTAATATAGATCCGGACAAATACGGGCACAGCCGGCTGCAATTACCGAATGGAATAAGGTATGTCGAACAGGATACGGACCTCGGGATCATAGAACACTTCGAACAAGAGGCCTTCGAAAGGATCTTTCCCAGACGTATCGGCACGGTCGGTGTCGTCCGGCATGAAGAGCGAATCGGTGAGGACGGAAAGCCGTTTTCGGTATGGTATTTTACGGATCCGGAAATACCCTTCGACCCGAATCAGTATGAGATCGGCGGGCTTGTCAAACGCGTCACGTTCCAATCGGGCGAATTGCTCGGCCGGGAATTTGAAGTGAACTATGACTCACAGAAAAAAGAGTTCGAGATCATCACCCAATGGCCCTATGACGATGATATGCAGCTCCCTTCCGAGCCGCTGATTCCCGCTTCAGGGGATGAATATGTGCTGTGGAACATCAGCATGCCCGAAAGCTATTATCCGGCAGCCGAACAGGAGTTCAAAACCGCAGTAGATGCCTTCTTGTCCGAAAACCGAAAGGATGTGTCGGTATTCCAAGCCCAAACGGATTTCACCGTAATCGACCAACGGGCTCTCGACCTGCGCCCCGGGCAACGGATACGACTGGAAAGTGCCGAATATTTCCCCGATACGGGATTCCGCGAGACCCGCATCGTGTCGATCTCGCGCTCGGTTGTCCGGCCTGGGAGCATGACACTCAAGATGAGCGACGTACTCTCAACCGGCCGCATCAGCCGTATCGAGAGCAACATCGCCTCGGTTGAGCGGTTGACGAAACAGGTGTCGTCGGAGTTTCCGGATATCATTCGCTCTTGGGAAGAGACTCCGGCAAGCGATACGACCCTTTATTCATCGCGTAAAAGCGAGCGGGAATTCCTTAATAAACGACGTGGAGGAACGGTTGAAGCTGATGTAATTTTCGACAAAGACATCACGATAGGCGGTTCGGTTGTCTCCAAAGACTTCCGCCAGGGGGATTTCTCCGGGTCGGGATTCGGCGCCTACCGCGACGAGAACGGCAACGCCGTGCTGGAGGCGGACATCCTGAAAATCCGCAAGGAAGCCATCTTCAACGAGGCGGTCATCAATCAGGTGACGTTCCGTGTCGGCGCCACGGTCTTCTCCAACGGCGGCTGCGAGATCACGCGCGTCGAGGAGCTGGAAACGGCATTCCGCTGCTACTACGACAACAAGGAGGGGCGGCGCTACAGCGGCCTCACGACCGGCGACCAGGTGCGGTGTCAGCGATACGATCCCACGCAGCACGCAATCATAAAATACTACTGGCGGCTCGTCACGGCCGTCGGGGAGGATTACGTCGAGCTGTCGAAGAGCGACGCGGACGGATCCGCCTCTCCCGAGGCGGGCGACGAGATCGCACAGTTCGGCAACCGCAGCGACATAACGCGTCAGTCGGCCATCGTCATCAACCCGCTCGACGGCGGATCGGTCGAGGTGTATGCCCATATCGACGCCTATTCGCTCTCGGAGAAGAACTACGTCGGCATGGGCGTGAATCCCCAGACGGGCGAAGCGTACATGTATGCCTACGGAGACATGTTCTTCGGCGACCGCGACCTCGCCGATTCGAAGTCCTCCTGGATCACCTACCAGAAGAAGGAGGGCGAGGAGCGCCGCAGGCTGCGCATCAAGGCCGACGTCACGTTCGGGGCCGATTCGTCCGGGCTGGGGAACCTCTCCGAGTTCAAGGCCCAGCAACAGCAGATCGACGACGCCCGGAAGGAGGCCGAGGAGGCGAAGAGGGAGGTCGCCGGCATACAGATCGGCGGAGTGAATCTCCTGAATGATTCTGAAACGCTGCAATCATGGGACAAAAACACCTCATATACCAATGTAGCATTTGAAGAATATCAAGGATACAAGTCCGCAGTTATAACAAATTCAGTCGGAACATATGCAGGACTATTTCAGTACGTATCCGGCTTGAACGTTGGAGATGAATGCATGATGTCAGTATGGGTTTTTGCCGAGCAACCCACTACTATACATTGCGGATTACAACTTTATGAATACTCCATTTCAGAAAATGAAGTTGGTAAATGGATTAGAATCTCCCATGCACAAAAAGCGCCTTCGGCATCAAAAGCATTTCTATGCACTGCGAGCCTTACCGATGCTTCTCATAAGATAGCATTCCGCATGGCGCAACTGGAAGCGGGAAACAAAGTGACGGCATGGACACCCTCTATCGCCGACCAGGAGAAATACGCCGACGAGGCCGTGAACGGCGTGGAGACCCTAATCGACGCCTCGAAGCTCGATCAGAACACGTACTATCCCGTGACGATCAAGTTGAACGGCATCGCCCGGTCGAAAATCACGGTCCGCGTGAATCTGAGCGACACGCAGCCCGGAAAACCCGCATGGTCTACATACAATGAGAATCAGTTTTCATGCCAGGCGGTATGGTACAACAACGGAAACTTATGGGGATCAAACTACGACAAACGAGTGGTCGAGGAGTATCAGCACAGATATGCGGACGGCAGACCCATCGGCTCCGTCGGACAGATGACGAATTCCTCGAACGAATACATATATGTCCGGGGCGGCGGCGTATATCGGTTCTTAGCGACGAATGCCGGGACACCCGTGCTACACACCGAAGCCTATACGGTCGATGAGCAGACCGTAGACATCAAAACGTCCGTCGAACCGCTCGTATCCCTTCAGGAGCAGGCCAACAGCACGCAGCAGACCGCCGACAATGCCGCCGCAGGGGTCGATTCGCTCAAGAACTTCACCGACGAGGCATTCGCCGACGGCATCGTGGACCGCGCCGAGGCGGCCGCCATCGGGAAGTACACGAACTCGGTGAACGAAACCCGGAAGGCTGCGGATGCCGCCTATGCGGAGATATACGGCAACCCGCTGCTGGGCGGCACGGCGAAGTCGAACCTACAGGCCGCGAAGAGCGCCTTCGACACCGCCGCAGCCGATCTGCTCGCCGCGATCGCCACGGCGGCCGACGACGGAATCGCATCCCCCGGGGAGCAGGCCGACGTGGATGCGAAGTACACCCTATTCAACAACGCCTACGGGACTTTCGGGACACGCTTGGAGGAGGCGAACAAATACATGCTCACGGCAGTGAACACCGCCTCGCAGGGAGCCTTGCAGCTCTCGCAGGAGTTGCAGGAGGTCGTGAACAACATCAATGAGACGATCCTTCCCGACCTGCAAGCCCAGATCGACGGGTCGATCGTCTCGTGGGGCGGTGAAGAGGTTCCGACGCTCTCGAACTATCCGGCCAACCAATGGACCTCGGACACCGAGCGCAAACGGCATATCGGAGACTACTACGACCGCAAGACCACGGTCGATGGCCAGGCGGCCTACGAGCGCTACAAGTTCGCCTTCGAGAACAACGCCTACCAATGGGTGCGCATCGCCGACAGCGGAGGCGCCGCAGCCATCGCCACGGCACGCGAGGCCCTCGGGCTGGCCGGGACGAAGGCGCGGATATTCTTCGGGGCGACGACACCCGCCGTGCCCTACTCGGTGAACGACGTATGGTTCCGCTCGTCCGGGTCCGGGGCAGCGCTCGAAACGACCGTCTATATATCCAATGCCGACAAGGGGCAGCAGGAGACCGCGTCGGCCGCAGACTGGCAGCTGGTGGACGACAGCCAGGTGCGGCTGCGGCAGATGTCCTCCGACGGCGTGATCTCGCGCGAGGAGAAGGCATCCCTGCGAAACCGCCTCGCGCAGATTCAGGAGGCATACACCTCCTATCAGAACGACGCCGCGACATACGGCGTGTCGATAGCCGACCTTGCGGCGGCATACTCCGCACTCGTGAATTTCCTTACGGGCACCGTGGCCGTGAACAACGACACGGACACGACGCTATCGACCGAACAGCGATCCGCCTACAATGCCGCGTTCGCGGCCTACGACGCCGAGGTGAGCAGGTTCTCGAACCTCGTGGCCGATGCGATCTCGCAGGGAAAGGTGGATAATATACAAGTAGGCGGAGTGAATCTCCTGAATGATTCTGAAACGCTGCAATCATGGGACAAAAACACCTCATATACCAATGTAGCATTTGAAGAATATCAAGGATACAAGTCCGCAGTTATAACAAATTCAGTCGGAACATATGCAGGACTATTTCAGTACGTATCCGGCTTGAACGTTGGAGATGAATGCATGATGTCAGTATGGGTTTTTGCCGAGCAACCCACTACTATACATTGCGGATTACAACTTTATGAATACTCCATTTCAGAAAATGAAGTTGGTAAATGGATTAGAATCTCCCATGCACAAAAAGCGCCTTCGGCATCAAAAGCATTTCTATGCACTGCGAGCCTTACCGATGCTTCTCATAAGATAGCATTCCGCATGGCGCAACTGGAAGCGGGAAACAAAGTGACGGCATGGACACCCTCTATCGCCGACCAGGAGAAATACGCCGACGAGGCCGTGAACGGCGTGGAGACCCTAATCGACGCCTCGAAGCTCGATCAGAACACGTACTATCCCGTGACGATCAAGTTGAACGGCATCGCCCGGTCGAAAATCACGGTCCGCGTGAATCTGAGCGACACGCAGCCCGGAAAACCCGCATGGTCTACATACAATGAGAATCAGTTTTCATGCCAGGCGGTATGGTACAACAACGGAAACTTATGGGGATCAAACTACGACAAACGAGTGGTCGAGGAGTATCAGCACAGATATGCGGACGGCAGACCCATCGGCTCCGTCGGACAGATGACGAATTCCTCGAACGAATACATATATGTCCGGGGCGGCGGCGTATATCGGTTCTTAGCGACGAATGCCGGGACACCCGTGCTACACACCGAAGCCTATACGGTCGATGAGCAGACCGTAGACATCAAAACGTCCGTCGAACCGCTCGTATCCCTTCAGGAGCAGGCCAACAGCACGCAGCAGGAGGCCGAGACCACCCGGCAGGCGATAGCCGACATGAACGACGACACGATCTTCGACGTCTCGGAAAAACAGTCCATTCGGACACAATGGGAGAACATTTCGGGGTATGCCCGCACGGATGTGGCGCTGGATTCGCTGTCGGCGACGAACGGATCGTACTACCGGGTGCGCGACATGGCCAAAGCGGCAGGAATCAGCACGGCCGGATTGCTCGCGGCGGTAAACAGCCTCCGGGTGAAGCTCAACGACTATGCGCTATACACCGCATCGAACACCCCGGGATTCGACCGGGCCGGACTGGCCGTATTGTTCACGGCGTATTACGCGCAGGAGATCGACGTGCTCAACGCCGTAAGCCAGAAGTACACCGACGGAAAGGTGGCCGACATCGAGACCTCGATGAAGGATTACGACTACCTCAAGCTCGTGTTCCCGAACAATACCGTGGACAACAACGGCGTGTTCCTCTCGCGGCTGATGGCCGTGAAGAACGGAACGTCGGCATCCGCGGCGGTAGTGGCCGGATTATACGGAGGAGGCGTAGATTCGCTCAACAATGCCGGATTCAAGGACGCAACGCACGGGATTCTTATGATGTTCGCAGGGGCTACCAGCATTCAGAACGTGGCGGCGGCGAAAACACGCATATACGGGGACGGTTCGCTGTTCACAAAAGCCCTGTATGCGGATGGAGGAGAGATCGGAGGATTCACCATAACCGAGCGGGCGCTTACAGCAACGCACCAAGTGGGAGCTGCTTCCGCATCCGATTTGTATTTATCATACGATCTGATAAGATTCCTGTCATCTTCGGAAAAGACAGCCGTATACATGGGAGCGAGCTCTTCTCTTCCGCCCTCTGCTTTCCCGAATACAATCTGTCCGGTGAGAATAGAAAACATCGGCAGCGATTCCAAAAAAAGATACGGAATCTATCTGGACGTGACCAATGGAACAGAGGGCATCGCCTTAATGGTCGCAAACGGCAGGTTCTCCGGATTCCGCCCCATGTCCAGATCATACGACAACGGGACATACACGCTGAAGGGCAACGAAGAAGAGACCGTGTTTTTCGTCAATACGTCGAAAGGAAGCACGACATTCTATCTGCCCTCGAATCCGCAGCCGGACCAACGATACGAGATTCGGAAGCTCCACAGCGGCAACAGCATTATCATCAATGCGCAAAACAACGGAGACATCTACGTTACGGGAAGTAACAACCCCAGTTCGCAAATATCGTGGACCGGGCGACGATGCGTAACCATTCAGTACAGCAAAAATCTCGATGCTTGGGTAATGTGGTTCAGCTACGAAGCATAAACGACATTCAATCATACCGACTATGGACAACAAGACACAGATCGACTTCACGAAGTTCAGGCTCTACACGGGAATATCCCGAAAAGAAACACGCTCTTTCGACGTCCGCGAGGAGCTAGCCAACTCGCTTTACCTCGCGGGACGAGGAATCCGAATGCACGACCTCGCGATGCGCATATACCGTTCCGACGGACCCGTGGAGCTCGACGAAGCGGATGTGCAATTGCTCAGGGAGTTCGCACAGACCCTCTCGCCGGCATTCATCGACAGCCTCGATCAGAACTTAGGCACTGAGACCGGGGACGGGAAATAGGCTCTTACCTTAAAATCATAACATTATGAAAAAGACACTTGTCATCATTGCAATCGTCGCGGCGATCTGCCTGCTACTCATCGGAAAAACCGCCATCCCCTTCACCCTCGGAATGGTTGCCGGGGTAATAGGAACCGTGTACGGACCTATCTGTTGGAGCTGGTTGCAGGAACGATTCCGCAAATAACGTCTTTAGGGGGCAGGCGTAAAAAAGCCCCCGCCTTCGCTTGCAGTCCTCTTACCTCCTGCAAACGACAAAGGTGCCACAACACCAAGACGGAGACATATAGTCCCTACGGTGTTGTGGCACCTATTGTTTTTATGTAAGAGGATTACAAATTTACAAACTTTCCCGAATATGTGCAAATCCGAAATTTTCAACCGTATCCTCAATACGGTATCGCAGGAGACAGAGATAACCATTGATGAGATTCTAAGCCGAAGCCACCGAAAGGAAATTGTGGATGCACGTTATCTGTTCGTGTATTTTTTACGCAGCAGGGGTTTCATCCCCGCCGAAATCGCCCGAAGATTACGGCTTACGCCGCAAGCGGTTAGTGGTATCATTTGCAAATTCCAGAAACGGCGGGAGCAAGGCGACCGAATCTTCGAAATAAACTATCAACAACTATGCAAACAACTGAAAACAGACTGATTGCCCGACTGTTCCTAATTTATGACTTTTGCATCGTGAGCTCAACGGCATGCGCTCCCCGACGCGAGCGTACAATGTAAAAAGTCAAAAACATGAACGAGAAAACTTTAGTGTTCGACAACGGCGGTGCGATGGACGGCAACCTCGTGGCCGCCCTGATGAACGGCAACAACCGCAACGGCTATGGCAACGGCTACGGCTGGGAGTGGATGTGGATGATCCTGCTCTGGGCCATCTGGGGCGGCAACGGCTGGGGCGGCTTCGGCGGCCGCGGAGGCCTTTCGAACCTTCCGGCCGAGCTGAACGGCGACGCCGGGCGCCAGCTGCTGATGAACGCCATCCAGGGCAACGGCACGGCCATCTCGCAGCTCTCCTCGTCGCTGGGCTGTTCCGTACAGCAGATTCAGACGGCGCTCTGCAACATTCAGGCACAGTCGGGTCTCTCGGCGCAGCAGATCATCAACGCCATTCAGGCCGGGAACTCGCAGGTCCTTTCGCAGATGGCATCCTGCTGCTGCGACGTCCGCACGGCCATCGAGCGGCAGGGCTACGAAAGCCAGCTGGCAACGCTCAATCAGACCAACGCCCTGACGAGCAACGCCAACACGCAGTTCAACGTCCTCGGCTCGAAGATCGACGCCCAGACGCAGATCATCAACGACAAGTTCTGCCAGCTCGAGATGCGCGAAATGCAGAACAAGCTCGACGCCGAGCGCGCCAAGAGCGCCGCGCTGGCCGGACAGCTTTCGCAGGAGCATCAAACCGCGACGATCATGCAGTCGCAGGCCCAGACCGTGGCTCCCGTGAACGCCGCGATCAGCGATCTGAGCAACCGCCTGGCGAAGATCGAGTGCGGCTTGCCGCCCACGACCGTGGTTCCCAATCCGCAGGTGTACGCAATGCCGGCATGCGTGGCCGCGCAGTACGGCCTGGGATTCGGATTCGGGGCTCCCGGATACGGTAACGGCTTCTGGGGTTAATACGGAAAGGAGGTAGCTATGGCAGCATATCCTTTTCAATACGTAAACCGCAGAGGCATTCCCGTTCTGAAAACTACGGGCGTGACGGCCGAGACCACGGGCGTCGTGTTCTCCTTCCCCAACCACGCATTCGCGAATTCGTGGTATCGGGGGCTCGTGCTGGTCGAACTGGCGCAGGCCATTCCCGCCGGCACGACGGGAACGCTCCCCGTGCTCTTCGAGACAAACGGGCAGACGAAGAATCTGACGACGTACAACGGAGCGAACGTCACCGTCTCGGACATTCCGGGAACCGGTGTATTCCAGCTCTGGTACGACAAACAGACCGACACGCTGCAACTGATGACGGGAGCCGTCTGATGAGACGAAAAACAATTAACCGAAGGCGACGGGAGGGGCCCCGGTCTCTCCCCGAGCTTTCACAAAACCATTAACCGAAGATGTTTGCGAATTTAACGAAAGGCGCGCCGGTGTACGTACTGGATTTGCGCGGAACGCCCAAATACTACATGGCTACGCTCGAAGAGGCGCCGCAGCCTTATTTCCCCGCACCGGGAAACTTCCCGCCTTCGCAGCCCTCCGTCAGCTTTCCCATAGGCGACCAGAAATGGGTCGTCCCGGTGAACGCCGACATGGTGACGAAGGACGGGCTCACGGTCACCACGACACGCGAACGGCTCATCGACGCGGTGAACGCCGCGCGGCAGCAAAGCCAGAACGTCGTGGATTCCTACGAGCGGCACAAGGCCAATCTCGGGCTCTTCGACCAGATCATGCGCGAGATCAGTCCGGCGTATGCCGGGCAGGCGCAGCGGGACGAAGACATGCAGAAACTCCGCGAAGAGGTCGGACAACTGCGACAGATGCAGGCGGAATTCCTCTCGATGAAGTCGTCGCTGGACGCCTTTCTTAAATCGCAGACACCTTCCAAAACGAGCAAATGATGAGAATGTGGGAAATTGAAGGCCGGTACCGCGGTGACGGGTACGGCGAACGCGAGGAGATCGAGCGCAAGATGCGCGAAGCCTACGAGTGCGGCTACGAGGATGCGCGGCGCGAAATGCGCGGCGGATACGGAGAGCGCCACATGGGCGGCTATACGTCCGACGGCTACGGAGAACGTGGCGGGGAGTATGGCGGCGACGAGTACGGCGAGCGGCGCGGAGTGAAGGGAACGGGTCCTTATTCGCGATACCGCTATCGCTAAGTAGAATCCGGAGAGGGGAGAAATCCCCTCTCTTCAAACTTCCGAAGTATGGACAGAGAAAGACTGGATGCACACGACAGGATGCCGGACGACATTCGGGCATATCTCGAAAAGAACGGATGGTCGTTTTCGAAGAAGATGTGCGAATTCGCCGTCGGACGCATGAAGGACCGCAACGGGAAAAAGCTCGAACCCCTCACCAAAGAGCAGGTGGACAAGCTGCTCAAAACATACGAAATAGTCCTCAAGCACGATAACGGATACGACTGCGTATATGTCGCCAACATGGCGAAGTCCGACTATTGGGGATCGTCGATCGGAGACGAGCAGCAGCTCGCACGATTCGTAAAGGACTACATCGACGACGAGGACGCCTATCCCGGGATGCCCTTCACGCGCTATTTCGCCGATCTGATCGGGTCGGGAACAAATGTGCCCTGGGACGATGTGCTGTAATCGGACGAAGTGCCGGCCTCGGCTGGCCGAAGCGTGGGTGCGGTTCGAAAAGGTATATTCGACGCTATGAAAATCCGGGATTTGAGGATAGGGAAGTATGGATGGCGCGTGCGGTTCTATTTCGCCGTGCATGGCTATCATACGCGCTCTATCCTCTCCTCTTTGGAGGAGATAGAGTGTCCCGGAACGATTCTGGAACGGGTGAGGGGAAACCTCCTACGGGCGGATATGGATTCGGGGTTCACCTATTCAAACAAGGATATGCGCCGTTCGGTGGTAGTCGTGGGACTTGCCACATCGCAGGCACAGTTCCTCAACTCGTTCGAGCACGAACTGAGGCACCTCTGCGACGACATCGCAGCCGCTTCAGGAATGCCAATGCAGGGAGAGGAGGTCGCCTATCTGACCGGAGACGTGAACAGCCTGCTATGGGCAGACGTTCACGATTTCGTTTGTTGTAAATGTAATTGTCTCAAACTACAGTCGTAA